CACCAGTGCTGCCGGGTATTTATTATGGTACGCAATGTTTGTGCCAGATAGTACGATTTTGATAGCCGCACACAAATATACAGGCGCACAGGAAATTATGCAGCGTGTTCGATACGCTTACGAGCTTTGCCCAGACCATATTCGCGCTGGTGCTACATCGTACAACAAGGGCTCGATAGACTTTGAAAACGGCTCCCGTATTGTATCGCAAACAACGACAGAAACAACAGGACGGGGTATGTCTATCTCGCTCCTATACTGTGACGAGTTTGCGTTCGTTAGACCAAGCATTGCGAAGGAATTCTGGACGTCCATTTCGCCTACACTGTCAACCGGTGGTAAAGCTATTATCACTTCTACACCTAACTCAGACGAAGACCAGTTTGCGACCATTTGGAAACAAGCTAACAAGACGTTTGATGAATTTGGAGTTCAAACACCTCTTGGCAAGAACGGATTCCGCGCATACCAGTCTCGTTGGGACGAACATCCTGACCGTGACGAAGTGTGGAAAGCTGATGAAATAGGACGAATTGGAGAAGAACGTTTCCGTCGTGAACACGGTTGCGAGTTCTTGATCTATGATGAAACGCTTATCAATTCAATGACATTGATTGAGATGGCAGGCATAGAACCTACGTCAAGGCAAGGCACAGTGCGTTGGTATGGCAAACCTGATCCACATGCTACGTATGCAGTAGCTTGGGACCCTTCTCTTGGAACTGGTGGTGACCCTGCAGGTATTCAAGTTCTTGAGTTACCAAGCTTAAAGCAGATAGGCGAATGGAATCATAACAAGACTCCTATTCAACGCCAGGCACAAATTATGGTAGACATCGTGCAACATTTATACGAGTGCACAGGAACAGAGAATCAAATTTACTACAGCGTGGAAAACAATACGCTTGGTGAAGCTGCGCTAATGGCTATTGCTCAAGTTGGGGAAGAGAACATTCGTGGTATTTTCCTAACTGAACCAAGCAAGCCCGGACAGAAACGTGCTCGCAAGGGCTTCAACACTACACACAAGTCTAAATTGGCTGGTTGTGCTAAGATGAAGAGCTTGATTGAACAGAAGAAGCTTCACGTTGCCTCTAAGTTACTGATCTCAGAACTTAAGACCTTCGTGGCATTGGGCAATTCATACGAGGCTAAAGAGGGTGAAACGGACGATTTGGTTATGTCGATGCTCTTAGCTATACGCATGACACAGGCACTACAAAGCTTTGATGCTGACTTAGACGATAGAATGAACGATGCATCTGATTACATTGACCCAATGCCCTTCATTATGGTAACGGGTTTCTAAGCTAAATACACTATTACACAGGTTAACCTATGCGCGAATTAGACAAAGTAGCAGAGAATTTATTTGACAAGATCCGTACTCGATTTGAGAACGTGAATCTGGGCGACGAAAAGTCCAAACGTACAAGCGACCCAGAGAAGGCTCGTTTCTTTAACTTCGACTACGTGGCTAAAGACGGCGAAAACTTCGGCAATGTAACAATGAGTATCGTTGACGGTGACAGCTTGAAAGTTTACTTTTCTAAGAACATTACAGACAACTTAGACGATGTACAGCAAGATGAATGGTTTAACTTCTTGCGCATTATTCGCCAGTTTGCAAAACAAAACTTCCTAAGCTTTGACGCTCGTGACATTAACAAGAGCGGATTGGACTTGCGCGACATACAGCAACAGTCTAAAGCAGATGCAAAGTTTACAGGTCAAGACGTTTCCGACACAGGTACAGTTTCGGAAAGCAAGATGTATGGTACTCGAACCATGTCTTTCCAGGAATGCGGTCCTGTTAAGATTCGTGTTAAGCACAGTACAGCGGTAGATGAAGAGCGTCATGGTGCTCGTTCACGTAACATTGAAGCAATTTATCTCGACAATCACTTAGGTGAACGTCGCCTCCTACCGTTTAAAAACTTACACGGCGCAAGAGCAATGGCGATGCACTGTAGCCAAGGCGGGGATATTGCTGACGACATTGGTCGTAGCATTGAAGGAATGGTAACAGAGATGGGTGCAATGCGCCACTTTGTTCGAGAAGCAAAACGTCGTCAGTTCGAGGACGCTGAGACAGCACAAATGGCAGACGCAGCGGTGTCACATTTTAGCGAGTTGAAAAACAAGCTGCACCACTTAGCTGGTCATCGCGGTTATACTGAGTTTAGGGATAGCTATCAACCTGAGTCAGACATCGAAGACGAGTTCGATGTTGATGAATTGCGTGAACGCTTTGTAAAGAAAGTGTATAACGAAAAGTTTACTGATGCGTTACCGTATGTGTACCGTGCATACAAGAAGCAACAAGAGTCCGTCGCTACACCAATGGGCGACCAGTTTGAAAGCTGGGCACACAATGTGACTGAAGACGCTTTCGAAGGCGACGACGAAAGAATGGATGCATTGAAGGAAATAATGGAAAAGCCATTAATGGTTGGTATGGATGGTATGGATGCCACAATGGCGCTACAGCAAATCTTTGATGACGAAAGTCTAGGTGAGCACATGGCGGATTTAGCTAACACTGAGGGTGCCGAAACTGATGCACGCCAAACAGTTTTGGATTGGATGCGCCAAAATGGTATGAGCTACATTGCTGACAACATTGAAGAAGAATTGTCTCAACAGCCAGTCGAGCCAAAACAAGACATGCCAGACGAAGAGCTAGAATCTGATCCTGCACCACAACCAGAACAGCCACCGCAACCACAACAAGGCCAGCCACAACCTGGCGGACAAGCACCAGTTGCTGACCCAAATGGAATGGCAATACCCACAGAAAGTACAGACGCACTGGCGCTGATTCGATATCTGGCAGGAATGACCAAGCGATAATAAAAGGGCTAACTGCCCTTTTATTTTGAGTAAAAAATCGCCGTATCTGTCGCAGAAGGATAAATAATTATGTTACACTGAACTACGTTATGCAAATAGCGTGGTGCTTTGTATCAAAGCAAACACTAAGACCAACTTAAATTTAACATATAAGGAATCATTTATCATGGCACTTACTCTCGCAGAAATCCGCGCTAAACTACAAGCGCAATCCCAAAACGGTCAAGGCGGCAAAGGCAAATTTGCTGGTGACAACGTAATTTACCCCCACTGGAATATCGCTGAAGGCACACAAGCCAGACTTCGTTTCTTGCCGGACGGCAATTCGAAGAACTCCTACTTCTGGGTAGAGAAGGCGATGATCAATTTGACATTCGCTGGTATCAAAGGCGAAGCAGACTCCAAGCCTGTTCGCGTACAAGTCCCTTGCGTCGAAATGTATAACGACGGCAGCGTTTGCCCTATCCTGGCAGAAGTTCGCCCATGGTTCAAGGACCCTAACTTGGAAGAATTGGGCCGCAAATACTGGAAGAAGAAGTCTTACATCTTCCAAGGCTTCGTGCACGAAAACCCAATCGCTGACGACAAGGGTCCAGACGGCAACCCAATCCGTCGTTTCATGATCAGCCCACAAATCTTCAACTTGGTTAAGACCGCGTTGATGGACCCAGAATTGGAAAACTTGCCAACTGACTACGTTGCAGGTCTTGACTTCACAGTTAAGAAGACCTCTAAAGGTGGTTACGCTGACTACAGCACATCCAGCTGGTCCCGTAAGGAAACTGCTTTGACTTCGGAAGAAGCTGAAGCAATTGAAACCCACGGTCTTTTCGACTTGGCAACATTCTTGCCTAAGAAGCCAGGCGAAGTTGAGTTGCAAGTTATGAAGGAAATGTTCGAAGCATCCGTTGACGGTCAACCGTACGACGCAGAACGCTGGTCCAAATACTTCAAGCCAAGCAACTTCAAGGCCGCTGCTGGCGCTGAAGATACGACTGAAGGTGCAGGCACAAGCGTTAAGCCAGCTGCTCCTATCGCTCGTCCAGCACCAAAGGCTGCACCAGTTGCAGAAGCTGCTCCATCCCAACCTTGGGAAGATGATGCTGCACCAGAAGCTACCGCACCAGTGGTAACTGCTCCTGCTAAGACTACCAAGTCTGCAGACGACATTCTTGCAATGATCCGTAACCGTAAGCAATCAGCTTAATCAAATAATAAGGGTAGTGCTTGACGGCCTACCCTTATTCTGTCTATAATATCTAAAACAAAGGAACAATCATGGCAAAGCCTTTTGACGTCTCGAAATTTCGTAAATCTATCACTAAGTCTATTGAAGGACTTAGCACAGGATTCAATGACCCAACTGACTGGGTAAGCACTAATAACTACGCTCTCAACTATCTAATCTCTGGCGCCTTCGACCGCGGTATTCCGCTGGGCAAGGTAACTGTGTTTGCTGGAGAATCCGGTGCGGGTAAGTCCTTTATCTGTTCTGGCAACCTTGTTGCCAACGCACAAAAGGCCGGCATATTTCCTATTCTTATTGATACGGAAAACGCACTGGATGAAAAGTGGTTACATGCTCTCAACGTTGACACATCAGAAGACAAACTGTTGAAGCTCAACATGGCAATGATCGACGACGTCGCAAAGATGATCTCCGAGTTCGTTGCACAGTACAAGTTGATGCCAGAACTTGACCGTCCTAAGGTTTTGTTCATTCTCGACTCTCTGGGTATGTTGCTGACACCAACTGACGTTAACCAGTTCAATGCTGGTGATATGAAGGGTGACATGGGACGTAAGCCTAAGGCGCTGACCGCATTGGTGCGTAACTGCGTCAATATGTTCGGTAACTTGAACTTGGGTCTGGTTGCAACCAACCACACATACGCATCGCAAGACATGTTTGATCCAGATGACAAAATCTCTGGTGGACAAGGTTTCATCTACGCATCGTCTATCGTTGTCGCTATGCGCAAGCTCAAGCTGAAGGAAGATGAAGATGGCAACAAGACTACTGAAGTGAGCGGTATTCGCGCAGCTTGCAAGATCATGAAGACTCGTTATGCAAAGCCTTTCGAATCAGTCCAAGTTAAGATCCCTTACGAAACAGGTATGAACCCATACAGCGGTCTGACAGACATGTTTGAGTCTAAGGACTTGCTGAAGAAAGATGGCAACAGCTTGGTGTACACTTGCCAAGATGGAACTGCAATCAAGAAATTCCGCAAGGGCTGGGAACGCAATGACGACGGTTGCTTGGATCGTATCATGGCTGAGATCACAGCACACCCACACCTGATGGGCAAGTCCCAACTTGAAGAAGCGCCAGCTGAATTGGTCGCGGACTAAATATTCAACCAAACTGAAAGAAATCAATGAGCATCGAAGTAGAAGTATTGAACGAAGTATACTCCATCCTTAAGCAGTACATCCCTGCTAAGGACCGCCAAGAGGCAGCAGACAATGTAATGAGCGTAATGGTTGATATGTTGTCTGATGAGGAGTTGCAAGACTTCGGCGGTAGCGACACCACCTTGTCTAAGGCGATGCGCGAGTATGCAGCCGAAGACGAAGATGACTATTACAACGAAGATGAGTGAAATAATCCCGATCTTAGACGGTCGGGATTATTATTGCTCGATGAAATTTAGATTTCAGAAGATAGATCTGGAGTCTAAAACCACCTATACGTGCCACGCAGCAGTGCCACATAAGGTGGATTTTTCATGGCTAGAAGAAAATCCTGGTGAGTTGCACAATACCGCACTCAATGTCGCGGAACGTGCAATGATGCTACAAAATGTTCGCAATGCGAGCTGTGAGCAAAATTGTTGGGCTGCTGAAGATGTTGGCGCACAAAGCCCCAGGCAATACCAAGGTGGACAAAAACGTACTCATGAGGAATTGACTTTACTGCCGGAAATAATAGATATCACTATTGGCAGCGATTGTAATCTAACATGTACTTATTGCTGTAAAGAATTTAGTTCAGCTTGGCGCCGAGATATAGTCAATAATGGTAATTATAGTATTACTGGTACAAGCGACGATAGGTTTGTCGCTACGGCCAAAGATAAAATATTGATAAAAACTAGCCAGCCCAACCGCAAGGAACAAGCACAGTACCAGAAGTTACTAGCTGAAGTCGCCCTAGTAGCACCCACTGCTAAGAAAATTGTCATCACTGGTGGTGAGCCGTTTCTTGACAATGCGTTAATTGACACGCTTGCAAATTTAGTATTGGCTGATGACGCGGTGATTGAACTGTACTCTGGGTTTGGGGTAAGTATGTCACGATTTAAAAAGATAGCTGAAAAGTTACAGTCAGTCAACCAATTGTACATCAATGTAAGTGCAGAAGCAACTGGTAAATTTTTTGAGTTCAATCGTTATGGGAATGAGTGGACAGATTTTGTGGCTAAGTTGGAAATACTTGATCAGCATGGTGTCGATTACATGTTTCACGCAGTCATCTCGAACCTAACAATTTTTGGATTTGCTGACTTTTATAGGATGTTTGGGCATAAGAAAATAGAAGTTACCTTTGCATATCAACCAACAATGATGGCGCCATATGTCTTGGACAATACCAGTAAACAGCGTATAATGGAAGACATACAGCTATTTCCTGATAGCATCAAAGGGCCAATTATGGAATCCATTAAAGCAGAACCATCGCAGCTACAGCGACAAAATTTAAAAGAGTTCCTAACTGAGTTTGTTAATCGCAGACCTGATTTGAGCTTAGATATTTTTCCGTCAACATTTTTAGAATGGGTGGCGTAAATGTGGTACAACAAAGTAGTCGCGGATCTTTCGCAGCTACCAGCCTTCATTGCGTATTACGAAGATGAGATAATCAGTGCTCGAGGAGAGATAGCTTTAAAAGGAAACGTCGAGAAGAACGTTGCTGCGCTACCAGGACAAACTGAGCATAGGTTCTACCAGCTACAAGAAATTGAAGCTGTGCTAGGACACATGAACATTCAGCTTCGTAAAATACGTCGTAAGTTTTTCCAGAAGTATTTGGAAGGTTACGCTCGTGCACTTACCAGTAGGGACGCAGAGAAGTATGTTGACGGCGAAGACGAAGTCATTGATTATGAAACATTAATAAATGAAGTGGCTCTCCTGCGGAATAAGTATTTAGGAGTGATGAAAGGATTAGAGGCAAAGTCTTATATGGCTGGGCACGTAGTCCGTTTACGCACTGCTGGTATGGAAGACGTAACCGTTTAATGGACTATAAAGAACTTGCTAGAGAATTACTAGACGATTGGAACCTCTGCGAACGTGCACGGGTTCCAAAAGACGTTGTGAGCCTCCAACTTGTTAAAGATAAATGTTCCGCATTGGCACATATAGTAGATCAAGAATATGCATGGGGCACTTCAGACGAAGAGCTGAAGAAAGCTTGCGAAGCTTTAGCACCTATGCTTACTCGACTAAAAGAAAAAATTGTTTTTGAGGTATTAAAAGATGGAAAAATTTAGAAACGCATATGACTCGCATGATCACAGTATGCAAATTTTGGAACTGCTTTATGCATATGACAGCTTCTTAGACAGTTTGACTGTAGTCGCTGACATGGGTTGTGGCGCAGGCCTAGACGCAGAATGGTGGGCTACGCTAGAAACACGTGACGAACCACCAGAGCCACATAACTACATTGTGTATGCAGTGGACGAGGACTTGTCTAAGATCAACAAAGATATTTTGAAGCTACCAAACTTTAAACCTATCCAACGTAACTTTGAAGAAGACAACCTGTTCCCTCGCTTAGTGGATTTGATGTGGTGTCACGATAGCTTCCAGTATGCAGTTAACCCTATGCAAACTTTGCAGCGTTGGAGCAATGCGATGTCTGAGAATGGTATGCTAGTAATGGCAATGCCACAGAACATTCACTATCTCTACAATCGTATGCACAATAACTCGCCAAGCGGGGTATACTACAACCACAACATCACATCATTGATTTACATGCTCGCAGTTAACGGTTTCGACTGTAAAGACGCATATTTCTACAAGAATATGAACGATCCGTGGCTATATGCAGCAGTATACAAGAGTGGACATGCACCTATGGACCCACACAAAACAAGCTGGCACGACCTAGTTGACATGGAGCTCGTCAATGACTCCATTAAGCAAAGCTTGAACAAGAACAACTACGTGCGCCAAGAAGACATTCTTACAACATGGTTGGACAAAGGCTTCTACCGTATTCGCGAATAAATAGCTTATAAGGATAACAACATGCGCGATTTACTAAATTTATTGGACGACCCTATGGCTTTCATCATTGAAGGTCGTGGACTAGCAGCTAGACAACAAGGGGAGAAGTTTGCTAATGCCAATGGCGATGTAATCACGTTCCAAACGTTGGATTTCTACCCTGAGAAAGGGCAGTTTCCAACAGGCATGGAAATGCAGCAAGCTATTCAAGATACTGGGTTAAACATCCATTGGGTTAACAAGCCTAATGCATCTACATTGGGCTTTGGTATTGCTACCTTCCGTGTAGAGGGCGGCCAAGACTACTACCTTGGTAGATACTTCAAAACAATCTCTGCTAACCGCACTGACAACACATTTGCAACTACTGACATTCCCGGCGGCTTCAAAATGGCATCGGGATTGGGTAAAAAGGAAGCAACAGGCTACAAGCCGTCTGACATCCTTACTCAGTTCAAGAGTAACACGCCTCAATCTATCGCTGACCAAATCGTTGCCCACTTTGGCGATGGTTCCGCGGAAGCAATTGCTATCCAAGCATTTATGCAAGGGCAAACTAAAGTGCCACGCGGCGGAATGAACCTTGAAGCATTCCGTGATTACTTCTGTGAAATGCTTCAACCAATGTCTCTTGTTATGGGCCTGCCAGTTAAGGGCAATGCAGCAGAAGCATCTGAGATCTTCTTTGGCCCAGGTAAAGATTACAGTGATTGCGTTATCTCGTTTAACGAAAGCGTAAGCGGTGGTTTATACGACAGCTTGCTAGTTAACAGTGACGGCAAACAGATTAAGTTAAGCTCTAAGGGCAAGAACGGCGCATCTGCGTCCGTGGTTAACTTGCTACGCTGTATCGAAGAATTGCAAGTTGCGCCAGCTGGTGAGAAGTTACTTGCCAAGCACAAGGACGCAGTTGAGATCCTAAAGATCATTGACAAGCTGGGCCATACTGATGCACCGTTGCAGTTAGGCGTTAAGTTTGGTATCATCACTTCAGACGAAGCTGGTCAGATCAAAATGCTGAAGGGCCATGGTCCAGAAGAAGATGTGGAGTCATTACTAAGCCCAAGACTTTATGGCTGGTACCAAAAGCGCAAAGCCAAGGACATGTCCAAGATCATTCCTATTGAACATGCACTTTGCACAGTGGCTTACCGCCTTGCTGATTATGTCAATGAGAATACCAAATTTGGTGGCGCCGCTTCTGAGATTTTGAATAACTCTGCTCTTGTCCAAATGTACACAAACATTGCGCAAGACAAAGAATTCTTTGACATTCAGCTTAATGCTATCTACCCATCCTCAACTGTTACTGGTGTTTTGCTTGATGCTTCCAAAGCGTACATGAGTACACAAGGCAAGGGCAACCTAACATTCAAGATTTTGAAGAACGGCGCTAAGGCATCTGACATGGACGATGCAGAAGGCGAAGGCTCTAAGCCTATCTCTAAGAAGGCATCTGTAGCTAAAACAACTGCTATCGTTGGTGGCGGCACTGACATTGGTGCAGACAACGGCGGTAAAGCAGCGAAACGAGCAGAGCTGGCAGCTAAGAAAGCTGGCACAGCATCAACAAAAGACATCGGACGAGCAACACGATAATGGAACCAAAGATCAAAGAAATTCTGGATATTCTCAAAGAAGAGTGCGGTGAGTTGGTAGTGGCAGCAAGCAAGTGCACACGTTGGGGATTAGACTCGTCATGGCAAGACCGCTCCAACCTGCAAAACCTAACACAGGAAGCTGGTGACGTTATGTGCATGATTGAACTTTTAGTCGCCCACGGTGTTTTAGATAAAGAAGAACTTCTGCAAGCTGGCGTTGCCAAGCTAGGGAAACTTAGGAAATGGTCTACCATTTTCAACGACGATGCACCCTAATGTAGACAACGTTTTCATATTGTACTTTCCCGGGCTTGCCGGGAATTTCATTTTACGCTTGATAACTTTGAGTGAAAATGTAATGCCCACTATGACTAAAGCTACATTGATGACCTGGAGTGAATCTACAATAAAACCAACTATTGATTTGCGATCACAGTATTATTTCAATACTGTACGCGATGATCACACTGGAGATTGGTTAGCATTCCACGACGCATGGGCGGGAATATACGAACACACGCTGTATGCTTCGCTAATAGACTTGGGCGAGCAGTATGACAAAATCGTTTACCAAATACACCCATTTGAATTTGCGAAATTTGAAAACGAAATCACAGCATTACCACAAAAGACTATGCTGTATGTTGATTTGGATTTAGAAAAATATGGAGAGTGGTTGCGGCGTGAATCAGATCGCATAGGTTGCAGACCAAGGGGTGACGAGTACACGCAAGGGATACAGCTTAAAGAGAAATACGACATGTATACGATCGACCTCACAGCAATCCTAAATTCGAAGGACAGTTTCGTTGGCGAGTACCTAAAGCTGTGCGGTAAGTTAGGCATTCGTCCAGTGACGCAAGAAGCAATTGCATTATACGAAAATTGGAAGCAACACAGAGTAAACAATGGTTAACACGACTATTTTGTATCAAGGTGGCTCAGCGGGATTCTTTTTGTACTATTACTTTTTACTAAGTGGGTACTTTGAAACACCTGCCAATTTGCATGAGCTAATAGACACACAATTTCCCCCCTCGTTGGCGACGAATCGCAAGATGTGGAAAAGTACAGAGCATAAGCCGGCCAATGACTTGGGTGCATTCAGTAATAAACCTAAACTGTTTTTAATTTGTAATCCTCTTTACTCTAATGTGGAGTGGCATAAAAACCTAGCACAAGGAACTAATAAAATACTACTGTACACTGATTTGCGCACACAGATGCGCATGGCATATGATAAACAAGCATATTGGTTTACGAATCAGAGTAAGTATGATGGCAAAGTGCCCAATACCCCTCGAAACATTATAGCGAGCGGTATTAACTGGCGTAATGAATACGTCGACCCTATGCTACCTTTGATTGATAGGGAATTCACAGTGACTAGGTATATCAAATTACGAGATTTTCTGTATGACCATGGCACGAATGCCCAACAACAATTTAAAGAACATTGGTTTGCATTGCAGAGCGAGAAAGCGCAAAGATTACTATGCAGGTGATATTAAAACCACCCACTGATAAATTTACATTTCATTTAATGTTGGAATTAGTTGGCGACCGGCCTGCGTATTATGTATGGTCATCTCATTTGCATCTGATTCCTAGCATTTTGCCAGAAGGGCAGGTCATACTATGTGTGAAAGACGTAGTCAATGACTCTTTGGATCATCTGATAACCAGAAACCCAAATAAATTCATTGTGTGTGTGAGCGTTGAAAATTTAGTGTTAGCAAACGCCCGTATAGTAAGAATGGGTGGGGATTGGTTAAATCAAATTGCACAGTACCAAGTGATGCAGCCAGTTCGTGACAAGAACTTTACGCCACAGCATGTTATCAGCTTAAATCGCAATCCACGTCACCATCGTACTACAGTGGCAAGTTACCTTGCTGGCACTCTTTGCCCTGCGGTGGTAACAACATTGATTAAGGAACACCAAACATTTCTTGACGCGGTACCTTGGGACTTGTCTGCTATAACAGTCGAACACCGGGATGCATTGGAAATGGGGTATTGCAGTTTAACACCCTCTGATTCGGACATCTATAAAGGCATAGGTACGGTTAACAATGTAGCAAATTTTGAAAACACGCTTCGGGCAATGTACACGAACAGCCTAATAGAGATTGTTGGTGAAACGACGTTTGAAGAACCTGCATTCAACCTGACAGAGAAGACAATGCATTGCTTTGTGGCATTCAACTTCCCAATCATCCTATCATCCTGCAGCACTGTGCAGTTCTTGCGTGACATAGGTTTTGACATGTTTGATGACATTATTGACCATTCTTACGATAAAATTGAAGATTCGGCTCTTAGAGTTGTATCAGCTATTGACTTTAATTACGAGATATTGCACAATGGTGACTTAGCGAAACGGAAATGGCAGGAATGCCAGGGACGTTTTGAGAAGAACTGGGAGTTCATAAGTTCTGGCAAGCTTGCACAGTGGTACGAGGCCAGGACAAGAAAAGAATTTTCGGCTGCATTGGTGGGTTGACGCAATAAACGTTTTAATGTACACTACGTACTTGGAAATGCAAAAAGCTCAAAAAGCCCGCATAAAAGCAGTGTTTTTTGAAATGGCATAAATAAATTGAAGAAGCAGTTGACGTTAAATTTAATTTAATGTACACTGGTAACAAGTTAGAAGACTTTGTAACGCAGAAATAATTCGGCGTTACGAGGTAGGATAAATAAACAGAAGCAGTTGACACATTAATCAGTTTAATGTACAATTGTGCTTAGTAAGTTAATTAAACAAGGCAACTTTAAACAGTTAAAACGGTAAACAAAATGAAACATAGTCTCTTATCATTGCAACAATCAGTCCAGGCGATACAGCCCGTGGCACCGATGTGGCATGATGCGACATTGTCCAATAGCTTTACAAGCGGCTCGTATAATGCGAGTACAGAAACTATTGTGACACGCGGGGAGATTAAGGGCAGGGTTCGAGAGGGAAGTGGTTTATGCTAAAGTAGCATGTAAACTACAGAAACTCAAGAACCCTGGAAGTCGAAAGACCCCAGGGTTTTTTGTTTTGTGAAAAGGAATAATGGAAACAGATAAAAAATTGAAACAACAAACAGAGTGGCTGGCAACGTTTACGCTAACACAAGATAAGTTCAAAGAGCTTATTGCGAAGAAGCTGATGCGTAATGCGCAGTTACAATGTAAAAAGAAGTCGCATAAAGGCAGTTTAATTGCCTGCTAATATGTGCAGTGTGGATAGGTAACGTAGACCTAGCAGAACACTATAAATTAAGCTGTAAAAAGGGCGGACAGGAAACATGAACGTGTGGTGAGAACACATTAGTAAGACTCCTGGTTGGGGCACAGAGACCCCAACATATCTAGCAGCAATGCTAGGTATTCAAAATAGCAGTTGTGCCTGAATCAGCAATGGCATTGCAAAGGTTACTAACTGCTATTTTGAATACCTACTGACGTACATGGGTGGCAAGCAGTAAATTTGCAGGACCTATAGACTCTGAATCTATATGCTACTAAGGAGTAGCCACAGTAGGTAAGTTTTTTGATCGGGATTTATGTAATGGTAGCATATCAGACTTTGACTCTGAGAGCGTAGGTTCGATCCCTACATCCCGTACCAAGTTTAGTGCCCAGTTAGCTCAAAGGTAGAGCAATCGGCTGATAACCGATAGACCCAGGATCGTTACCTGGACAGGGTACCAAGTTTATGTCGCGTTTGACTTTTGGTGAGGTCCACAGGCTTTCAACCTGTTCAGGCGGGTTCGATCCCCGTACGCGACTCCAGTTAGTTTGCATCGGTAGTTTAATGGTAGAATAGCGGTGTTACATACCGTTGATGGGAGTTCAATTCTCCAACGATGTACCAAGTTTTTAATCTGTGTTTAGCTCAGTCTGGTAGAGTTCTCGGCCTGGAACCGAGGGGTCGAAGGTTCGAATCCTTCAGCGCAGACCAATGTATTTTCAGGGTGTGGTGAAATGGTATCATGCGACGTTTGGGGCGTCGTGGCCAAGGTTCGATTCCTTGTACCCTGACCAGTTTTTATGTGGGATTAGTTTAATGGTAAAATTAAAGGTTGCCAACTTTTAGTCAAGGGTTCGATTCCCTTATCTCACACCAAGTTAGGGCGATGACCCAAGCGTAAGTTTCCTAGGAACGAGAAGCTAAGAAGCGTAAGTGCACAGCTGGTTTCGTGCCGCCAAGTTATATGCCGTAGTAGCTCTCGGGGAGGGCACCACACTGTCGATGTGAGTCAGGCGAGTTCGAGTCTCGTCTACGGCGCCAGTTATAGGATAGGTTCAGCAAACAATTACATTTGACTTTTAATCAAAACCGTAAAAACTATCCTGCTATTTTTGGAGATGGAAAGCTGATGGCTTCAGCAGCGAGTCTGTAAAACTCGCCCATTATGGGAGTGGATCGAAACCACACGTCTCCACCAAATTTGGTTCGTCGCTAGAGTTGGAGTGCTAGAGCGGTCTGTAACATCGCGCCCTTCCAAGGGTAGTAGGTTCGAATCCTACACGTTCCACCAAATTTTGGTCACCAGTATTAAGACGGTGACTAACGCCAGCAGTCCCCTCGTGGCTGGCATCTTTTATTCCGTGAAATCCAAGCATGGTGCAAGGACTTGACTGTTAATCAATGATTAGGTGAGTTCGATCCTCACACACGGAGCCAATTTTATTCCGCAGAATCCGAGCCAGGTGCACGGACTTGACTGTTAATCAATGTATAGCTGGGTTCGAGTCCCAGATGCGGAGCCAATTTATGCCATGTAAAGAGGGCGGTCAGAAATGAGTCAAAAATTCTCTTATATGCGTGTGGTTTGTGGAATACGTTTGGCCTTCCAAGCCGAAAGATGCAGGTTCGAACCCTGTCACCCGCTCCAAGTTATTATGGTCCTGTAGCATTAAGGTAATGCACCAGCTTCATACGCTGCAAGAAATGAGTTCGATTCTCATCAGTACCACCAGAGACAAGCTGAATTGATGTAGTGGTAACCTAGCTGCTTGGTACGTAGCTTACGTGGGTTCGATTCCCGCATTCAGCACCAGATTTGAGATAGACGATTGAGATTGAGTCCCTTGTATTCTAGTGCCCTATTTCTTGAGCATGACACACCAGTAGAATTGTACAAGGTTGTATAAACTCTCTTAATTCGAGACAAGCCAGCGAGTCCTTAAGAAAGATAGTTGGTCTCTCAAAACCTATAATGGGGGCAGCAGAGGGCTGCGGTGTTCACTTGCAATGATCATGTCTAGAGGGGTTCGATACCCCCGGCCTCCACCAAATTTATCGGGGTTCTCATATAATGGGATTATACTAGCCTTGCAAGTTAGTCATTGGGGTTCGATTCCCCAGAGCTCCACCAGTTTTTGCCTCCTTCGTATAATGGATAATGTACAACGCTACGAACGTTGGGATGGGAGTTCGATTCTCTCAGGAGGTACCAGTTTTAGGATGCTTGCAGCAACGATCTTTTAGATCAGTTGGTTCGATTCCAACACCACGCACATCGCGTAGTACGCTCTAATGGCAGAGCAACGGCTTCACGCCGTCTATTAAGGCATCCTGTTATATTATGCTCTCTTAGTTCACTCGGGAGAATAGTGGTTTTGTAGTCCACAGAAGGCAGTTCAAATCTGCCAGAGAGCACCAAGTTTTATTTCGTTATAGTGTAGAGGAAGGTAGAGTAGTATTGAGTAGGTGAGATAAGGCAGCTAGTAGTGCAAAGTAGATAACAATCGCGTAGGCTTTAAAACCAAACACTGTGAGTCCGGGAAGTGCGGAACAGGTTGAAATGCATGAAGAGTGAGATAAGGCATTGAGGGGATACGAGGGTAACTTTGGGAAACACACGGGGACCCAGCATACGCGATTTTAACCCCGCATCACAAGTTCGAGTCTTGTTGACGAAGCCAGTTTTAGGAAGAGTTCTGCAAACAATACAGACTTAAACTTTTGGTGTCTTAGTCGACAACCTCTTCCTGTTATTTTTGTGTAGGCATTTTCTTCCAATTAATGGTAAAATTATCGCCTACGTTTAGCCCGCACAATTTACCATCGTTAACTTCTAATACAGAGTAAGATCCTGTTTCTTTGTTGAGCGTAATGATTAACACGTTTACTGATCCTTTGCCGATAATGACAACTTCTTCCTGATACTCAGGACCAGTTAATTCGGCCATTAATTTGTCCTCGTCTTCGCAGATTACGTCCTTCTTGAAATGCTCAAGCGTAGCGAATGATAAAGTGGGAACGAGTAAAAGTGCAGCTAGAAAGTTTTTCATATACGTACCTTAATGATGTATGTATATTATTTATAGTTTATTGGGGAATGGTGAAATGGTAGCCACGCTGGTCTTTGAAATCAGTGTCTGTAAAGGGCGTGTACGTTCAAGTCGTACTTCCTCAGCCAATTTGTTGCCTGTTAGTTTAATGGAAGAATAACTGACTCTGACTCAGTAAGCGTAGGTTCGATTCCTACACGGGCTGCCAAATTTTAGTGAACTTAGGTGTGGCCGTGTTGTAGCGGTAGCAACCTAGACTGTGACTCTGGTAGTATGGGTTCAACTCCCATCGGTCACCCCTAAGTTTATTATGCAACTTTAGCAAATGTGGTCATTGCAGCGGTCTGAAAAGCCGATGAAACAGGTTCGATCCCTGTAGGTTGCACCAAGTTATTATGCCCTAGTAGCCCAATTGGTATGAGGCGTCTCTCTCAAAAGGAGAATCGTGTCGGTTCGAATCCGACCTAGGGTACCAGTTTTAGGATCAGTTCAGCAAAACTTAATAAAATTTTCTTTGTTCGAAAACTAAAAAGTTGATCCTGTTATATTATGCATCGGTAGCTCAGTTGGTAGAGCACTAGCCTGAAAAGTTAGGTGTCACTGGTTCGAAGCCAGTCCGATGTACCAGTTTAGGATGATTGCAGCAAAACTCAAAACTCGCTCCATACTTCGCGAGGCCGGCCCGCTGGGGGTGCGTCAAGGGTTCGAGTCCCGGTCTATAGACGCCACATCCTGTTATTTTTGGCTCACGTAAAATATAGAACATCAGGCGTGTATGGGGTTCGAATCCCTGCTGGGGTATGTGTCAACATATCCTGGCGATTGTTCTAGCTAAATTATTTTCGCCCCTGTACGCTAATTGGTAGTGCGGGAATCCTTAAAAGGTTTTGGATGTCAGTTCGAATCTGACCAGGGGCACCACACAATTTGGGTTGTTAGCAAAGCGGCAGATGCAGCTGACTCTTAATCAGTACCAGGCGGGTTCGACTCCCGTGCGACCCACCAAATATCGGTCCTTAGTGAAATGGATATCATCATTGTCTTCGAAACAGTGGGTAGAGGTTCGATTCCTCTAGGACCGGCCAATTTAATGCAGCCTTAGAGTAATGGTTAGCTCGCGTAGAAAGCGATCCTGACAAGGATACAATACAGCACTACAATCATTCCATTATACAAGGACGAGGTCGTGGTTCGAATCCACGGGGCTGCACCAAATTTCAACATTCGAGCTAACGGGCGCAAGTCAGGAAGTTCGGGACACACGCAAAGGGCGAGTAGGAGATAGTATTTTGTAATGGGGTTTGAACACGTAACATATAGGACGAAACTGGGCCTTCGCGCTCCAGGCCGCAACCAGGTGAAAGCCCCTGGCAAACTCCACCACAAAATGCTATCGTTAACACTACCGTGATATAGTGTGCAACACAAACAGCACTTGGGAACCTTTTGCTTATAGGTGCGGGTTGTGGCAAAGATTAATGTTAGCATAGAACAGAATCCCGGCTACGGAGTGTTGATTATTTTAAGCCTACGCTATAGGCATAGTAAGCTCTGCAGGCTTAAATGCAGAGTCGACTTATAGGACTTGCTAGTAAGGAGTAAACTAGCACAGAATATGCACCCTTGCTGCAATTGGTAGTCAGGTTAGTCTTAGAAACTAAATGTTCTCGGTTCGAATCCGAGAGGGTGCACCAAGTTTAGAAGCAGCTGGTAGAACAGCAACTGGTAGACAGGTCGTATATCAGTGTATAGGTAAATATCGGACGGACGACGTGGGCCGAATATTACCGAAAGACCCCCTTACGGTCTTACAAGTTGGTGCAGCGGTGTCGAAACCGTAAATCCAACCTTCTAATTTAATATGCCTTTATAGTGTTAGTGATAACACGACTGTTTCGTAATCAGTAATCGCTAGTTTGATTCTAGCTGAAGGCTCCAGAGTATAAGTAGTCCCAAGCAACCTGGACCCTGCTCAACCGAACCGGCGTAAACCGGAACGTGCTACTTGCGCTAGAGAGGTTAGCCCTCACAGTAAGATTAATGGGTGAGTGGCGAAATGGTAGCCGCATCAGTTTGCTAAACTGACGTTTTGAAAAAGGCGTGGAGGTTCAAGTCCTCTCTCACCCGCCAAATTATATATCGGTAGTTCCAATTGGCAGAACAGCAGTCTCCAAAATTGCGTGATGAAGGTTCGAATCCTTCCCGGTATGCCAAAATTTGTCCCGTTAGCTCAATGGTAGAGCGTAACTTTGACATGGTTAAAACAGCAGTTCAATTCTGCTACGGGATACCATAAATATAGTATGCACCCTAATACTAAAGCCATGTTTGCAAGTAAAGAGTTTTTGCAGCACTACATGGCTAGCATGGGTAATTCTCCTGATGAGATGACAGTGAAAACAATATGTTCTCACTTTGAAACTCTAGTCACAATGATGCAAGCATACGACTCGCATACAGGTGATCACTTGTGTTCTGCAGAAGAAATTGCAACGCATGTTGCATCCAAGATGGGGTTATCATACCATGACATGATTGGTGTCACAATTGGATCGTTGATACATGATATAGGCAAAATAGGTGTCCACCACAGTGTTATTTCTAAGGCTGGACCACTTACTCCTGGTGAGCGGATGATTGCGGAAACGCATGTGCCGATTGGTAAAATTATTTTATCTAATTTAGTATCACCGTGGCCATTAGTAGATTTTGCATATATGCATCATGAGCGATTAGATGGGTCGGGTTATCCACTTAAATTGACAGCGGAACAAATTCCGCATAATATACGTATATTGGCGGCATGTGACGTTGCGGAAGCACTAATGTCGAATCGCCCTTATAGAACACCGTGGACATTAAGTAAAACAATTGATTACTTACATGCAAACCCACAATGGTTTGATACCAATGTGGTAAAATATATAGAAACATATAAACATCAATAAATGATTGAAATCGAGTTTGCAGATTTTTACATCACAAACGTATGTAATTTGAATTGCACTGACTGTAATAGGTTTAACAATTTTACGTTTAAGGGCCACGAACGCTGGGCTGATTATTCAGCCGAGTATACCAAGTGGGCGGCCATTGTCGACATTAAACACATAGTAATTTTGGGTGGTGAGCCTATGCTTAATCCAGATTTTTTGTTGTGGGTAGACGGCGTTATGGGTCTATGGCCCACATCAAAGGTAGAAATATTAACAAATGGTACACAGTTCTCGCGTTGGCCAGAATTGTACGAGCGACTTAAAAACCCAAGATTGTCAGTTAGGATGTCTGCACACAGCAATGAAGTAATGCAAAATGCGCAGACTGGAATAGATCAATTTTTAATTGCACCGTATGTAAAGAGCAGCGCAAATTTTGCTGCTGATGTACATGCATCCCTGACACCAGAAGTAATAGGTAGTCGGTGGGACATAAAATACAAACAAATTAAACTAGCAGATTGGCCAACATGTAATTTTAGGTCTGACTTTAAGAGTTTGCCATCAGCCATTCAAGATGAATGCAAGGAGTTATTCTCATTCGATGAAAACTGGGGAGCAGTTAGCAACACAGCATGGATTGAAAAATACAACTCCATCAAAGCCAACGATTGGCCAGCATGTAACAGACCTGATGAGTTTAAAAATTTACCGCAATACATTCAAGACGAATGTATTACATTGTTTAATTTTGCACCACCAAAACCAATTTCGGATGGATATAAAATCACTGATGCTAATGGCGTATCATTGCTAGTAATGGATTCATATAAGTTTTATGACACTATGCTTACGCAAGTGGGGCAAACTGTTAAATTCCAAACTGGCAACGGAAGAGTAGCACATTCAAATTGCTGCTTTACTTCAGTTGAGTGGCAAGCATATCAATTTGCCAGAGGTAGACTTTGGAAATGCGGCCCAGTTGCAGTATTTGGCGAATTTAGTGCACAGTTTGCAGTTGATGCAACAAAAGAACAAATGGCGGTAGCTAGTAGCTACGAGCCCGGCAATCCAAATTGGGAGATTGCCAAAATTAAAAAGTTTATTGATGACTTGCTATATGAAATTCCTGCTTGCAGCTTATGTCCAGAAAATGCAAAGCCAGCAGGGAATCCAACTAATGCAGGATTTAAAAAGATAAAGATTATGGATCATAGGTACGCTGGGCGTTAATCGGCTTCGAATACCGACCCACTGCGAAAGCGGTGATAGTTCGATTCTATTATGATCCGCCAATAAATATGAATATGGGGTGTAGGAACTTTGGAAGTTAACGAGCCTTGAAAACTCGCCCACTGGCTAGTACCCGGTGATAGTTCGATTCTATTACGCCCCGCCAAGTTAAGCAGAGCCTGACTGAAACGGGCATGATATGAGGAACACTAAGCCAGAAGAAGGGTTGCAAGAACCCAGCATATTATTTCAGTCTGCTTATTAAATTTAGGAGAGTAGGTACCCTGGGGGTTACGGCGCTTGGAAAGCGTCCCCACTGCGAAAGCGGTGATGGTTCGATTCCATTATTCTCCGCCATTTTACGGTCGGCATTGCCCGGGCGCATTCAGAGGTCATGACTCTGTGGGCCGACCACCAATACGGGGCATAGTGTAGGTCGGCTCAAATCTATCCTGAACGTTGATAGAAGCCAAGCAGAGATTTATCATCAAGCTAGACCCGCAAGGGTGACAAAAGGTTCCAAGAGACGGGTTCAACTCCCGAATGCTCCACCAATAAGGAAACAAAAATGTTTTATTTACCACACTTCACCGCTTCCCATTGTTGAAAAACAAAGGAGCGAAAATGAAAGTTAGAATCGAAATGCCCGTCCACCTTCACAGGGATGAGCACAAGTATGCCCGCCAAGAATTCGTAGACGATATCTTGATGTGGGCAATGGAGACAGAATTAGATGCGGATTTTTACACGTTCAATTACGAACGTGAACGAGACTACCGCTGGGGAAAAGTTAACAAAGCATGGGCTGTGTTCACTGTAGCAACAGACGACACATTCATGTTCACATTGAAGTACGGTGCTTTGATGCACAAGAGCCAGGAAAAACTCGCAAACGGGCGCACCAACATAAATACTGTATGAAATACGGAATATCGTCTGTTTGTAAGTTTTGCGGCAACCTGTTTGAAACTAAACCCAGGTATGTGCTTTATTGCTCTGCGCCATGCAAAAACCCTATTAATCGTCCAGGTAATAAAGCTTGGAACAAAGGGGTTAAGCTAACAGCAGAGCAAAAAGAGAAACAAAACCATGACGGCCTTAAAAAAGGGCACGGATGGAACAAGGGTTTGCCAAACGAAAAGCAGAGTCAAAAGTGGCTCACCAATAACCCCAATAGAGACGGAGCAGTTAATAATCGACGTCCTAAAAAACCAGCTAACAGTGAGTTAGCAGTGTATAAGGGAATGGTACGCAAGGCAACTTATAGAACGATTAAGGCAATGAAGCAAGCAGGAGAATATGTCCCCACTTGCGGTAAAAGAAAAACAGATTGGCAAGTAGACCATGTCGTCCCCTACAAACAGGGATATGAATTAGGACTACCGGCTGAAGTATTGGGGAGCAAGAAAAATATTCAGTTCCTCAAGGGTGCAGACAATCGTGCTAAGTGGGATAGCTATCAACCTATGCACGTAATAAGATTTTTAAAAGGAGGTTATTATGGCTTATTCAAATGCTGTGATTGACCATTATGAAAACCCGAGGAACGTAGGGTCGTTCGGTAAAGGAGATGCGCAAGTTGGGACCGGGATGGTTGGTGCCCCAGCTTGCGGTTGTTGACGATGTAATGAAGCTACAAATCAAAGTGGTAGACGGCATCATCACTGATGCACGATTTAAGACTTACGGTTGCGGATCAGCCATTGCATCGTCATCATTAGTGACAGAATGGGTCAAAGGAAAAACACTGGACGAAGCCGCGTCCCTGAAAAACAGTACAATCGCAGAAGAACTCGCTCTGCCACCAGTAAAGATCCATTGCTCTATTCTTGCAGAAGATGCTATCAAGGCAGCGGTTGCAGATTACAAGGCAAAGCATGTTGTCACTGACTGATAAAGCAGCTAGAAAGATACAGCAAGTTATCGCAAAGCGTGGTAAAGGTGCCGGTATCCGTCTTGGCGTTAAGACAACAGGTTGCAGTGGACTAGCATACGTGCTAGAGTACGTAGACGAAGCGCAAGCAGAAGACCTTTGCATTGAATGCAAGGACTGCAAACTGTTCGTTGACCCTAAGAGCTGTGCCTATTTACAAGGCATGGAAGTGGACTATGTACGTGAAGGATTGAATGAGGGATTCCGCTTCAACAACCCAAACGAGCGAGATCGTTGTGGATGTGGCGAAAGCTTCAGGATTTGACGTAATAAACGTTTTAATGTACAATAGGTACTTAAGTTGATGAGGTGGTTGGCGGTAAGTAAAAAGATTGCCAAACTAAGTTGACGCTTAATAGGTTTTAATGTACAATAAGACTTAAGTTAGATAAAGCACTAAGTGAAGAAATCCTAAGCTTGCTAAGGGATAGAAACAAAGTGTTTGACACTAAATTAACTTTAATGTACAATAGGTACTTAAGCAGTAAATGATCGAGTTAGCTGCTAGATGTTCGTTAAAAAGTTTTTGTCTGTTCGTGCACGGGGAGCCGCAGGTTGATGCTACTTTAGGGTAGACTGATACAGAGTAACAGGGTAAGGGAAATCTCCCATCTAACTTACCTAACAGACAATACTTGTTCTTTAAAAATTTAATGGTTATGATATCCCTTTGCTGATGACAGTGCTGAGCCCAAGTTTGTGGCAATACGCTTTAACAGTCCGCTACATCGTGAAGATGCTGCGAAGCATAAGGGGTCATATTCAAGTACATTAGTTTGTATCAGGGATGATTTAACTCTGGGGTACGCCCCGGGGGAAATAATGTGTTTGAATATGATTTACAGTCGATCAGCGCCCCGGGGTCGTTTACGCCGGCAAGCGTTTTAGTGATTGTGATCATATATAAGCTCTAGTGTACATGTGCACATCCTGATTGGTCCTAGGCCGAAGCTAAGGGATAGAACACGCGGCTCAAAAAGGCAGATGCGAGTGAGTTTATATATGATTAGCTGAAACTTATCTTGGTTAGCGCACGGCCTTCGGACACCAGCGGGACTAGGATAAGCGGATAAAGGAACCTGACATTAGAGAACCTTTTGTAACAGGCCTGCAAATCATGTAGCAGCACATGGAGCCCAGTCCTCTGTGCATGTGAATATACTCTGGGACTAATACTAAGACACAGGTTAGTAAGATAGTAGATGGCGACACATTTTGTATAAATAAAGTAGGAGGCTATATGCATTTTTATTTGTACGAGATCAAGAACACTACTAACGGAATGATTTATGTCGGCGTCCATAAAACCAAGAACTTAAATGATGGTTATATGGGCAGTGGAAAAATAATCAGACAAGCAATAGCAAAATCTGGTAAAGAGAATTTTTCGAAAACGATTTTGGAATACTTCGAAGACGAAGCCTCAATGCGTGAAGCTGAAAGGCATTATGTTAACGCAGAGTTCTTGCAAAGAACTGATGTGTATAACATAGTTTTAGGCGGCGGCTGTGGTTGGCGATATGTAAATGATTTAGGTATTCCTAAAAAACCAAGATCAGAAGAGCATAAAGCAAAACAGTCGAAAAGAATGTTGGAGAATTACCCCGAGGCCCTGCGTGAAGCAGTGCGTCGAGGTGCTAAGAAACCAAAATCTGAAGAACAAAAGAGGAAAGTTTCCGAAGCGATGAAGGGCCGCAAATGCAAGCCCAGATCAGAGGAAACAATAAAAAGAATGTCCGAGTCAGCAAAACGACGATGGGCAAAGAAATAGTATACTAAGATACCATTTTTCAATAGTAGATGGGTGCCGAGCCGTGGGTTCGCCGCGGTCTTCAATCAAATGTGCATTGGTAGTTCAAGCAGACGCGATTGACAAACGATGAGCAAAGTCGGTCCAGTAGGGTATGAAAAATTGTGTCGGCGGTGATGCTGCCGGGGACAGAAGTCGAACGGAACATTGAGTTCCTAGTAGGCGCCGCGTATTCCCATCTAATTAGTCGGAGTAATTAACCGAAAAGTAAACAGTAGGGCATCATCCTTCCGCGGTGCTCTTTGCAGTGATGTTCCTGAAAAGGCCATAAACAGCGTCGGGGCTTGTACCCTCGAGAAAAACTGTGGTAAGAGTCCAAACGTAGCGGCAGGTCATATTTGTTAGTTTTCATTATCCGTTGTTACTGAGTCATTCACGGGACTGGCTTCGGCGCATTGGGGCTCGGAATCCCAGGCAGTAACAGCAAGATAGCATAAAGGTTTATGCATGAGCTTGGCGTGGTCGCAGTCAGTAATACAGACTTTACGGTTCGATTCCGTGTGCTATTGGTAATGATTTTAGTTAGTTGTTTTAAGGCTGATAACTGCAATTTGAAGCAGTCTGAAGTTTGACTCCTGTCCATAAGTATTGCAGTATGGTTGGTAAGGAGATTACGTTGATGTAGTGGATAGCATACTGGGCTTTAAACCCGGATGGGCAGGTTCGAATCCTGTACGCAAGCACAAACGTCAGCCTTAAAACAATTTAAATGCGGGGTTCGTATAGTGGTAATACCTTAGCCTTCCAAGCTAAAGCGAGGAGTTCGATTCTCCTACCCCGCTCCAGTTATGCGCTAGATTGATATTGCGAGTCGGATTTGAAGCCGAACGTAGAGGAGTTTGATTCTCCTTAGGTGCACCAAGTTATGTCGGTAGAGTAAAAGACGGCGACTGCCTTCGGGTAAAGCCTTGTAGCTATCGTGCGAAATGACTCCGCACTACTCACAAACGCCGACGCCAATTTGCAGTTTGCCTCAAGCGTCGTACCTTGGGCCGAATAAAAACCGTATGGTTCTGCACCAGTTATGGGTAGCTTAGTATAATGAAATACGCTCGGTCAGTAACCAGAGAGATGTTAGACGCCACTAACAGACGCCCCCAATTTTGTGTTAGTTTAAATTTTAATGAAAGAAGGTACTATATGAAACGGGACTCCGCGAAAATATAGTGTTATCCTAGATCCCATGTATGGTCCTGGATAGCACGTAAAAGATAATTTTAATACGTACTATCCATTGCAAGCTTTAGTGGCGAAGCAACCGGCTCTTACCCGGAGGATACTCGGTTCGATTCCGAGGCGATGGACCAATATGGGATTGTAATTCAATGGCAGAATATCCGGCTTTTAACCGGTCTATGAGAGTTCGATTCTCTCCAGTCCTACCACTTTGCAGTGGCCATATAGAAGTGTATTTACGGTTGGGGTACCTAGCAACTGGACGCAGGGGCTACCCGAAAGGACAGGCATGTCTACCGAAAGCTAGGAAACTAATGCACTTCTATATGGTTTATGCGTCGATAGCTTAATGGTAAAGCGTCCGACTCATAATCGGTTGAGTCTTGGTTCAATTCCAAGTCGATGCACCATAAATAGTAATATGGGTTGATAGTGTAATGGCAGCACTACGGTCTCCAAAACCGTCAGTCAAGATTCGAGTTCTTGTCGGCCCGCCAGTTTTAGGATTCTTTCAGCAATTTTATACTTTCATATGTAAAACAAAGCGAATCCTGTTGTATTTTAATATATGAGAATAACCGAAGTAATAAATTTGAATTGCAAGTATTGCGGAAAAGAGTGCAAAAATTTGAACTCACTACGTAATCACGAAAGGCTGTGCCCAAGCAATCCAGATAGAAACTATGTCTCTCATACAAAAGGTGTTCCATCGTGGAACAAAGGTTTGAATAAAGCTACTGATAGTAGAGTGGCAAATAACGCAGCCGCATTGTCAGCAGTGAAGATGGGCAAGCCGTCCAACACAATATGGACTGATGATATGCGTAAAGCTAAATCCGAATGGAGGAAGCAATTACACATAGATCATCCCGAGACACATCCTAATAGGCGACTTGCGGGAAATAGAAATAAAATGACGTACCCTGAAAAGGTTGCGTATGAGTACTTAACTAAGTTAGGTATCGAATTTGAACACCAGAAACGAATAGGAAAGTATTTTCCAGATTTTGTTATAGGTAATGTTATTATTGAGATAGATGGTGCGCAATGGCATAAAGATTCCGATAAAGATCGAGAACGCGATGCAGCACTAAATAGTTTAGGGTACACTGTTTACCGCATCGACTCAAAAGAGCGTATAGAACAGCGTATTGCAGAAATACTCGGCGTAGGATAGCCCGGTTCACTCCGCCTGCTTTGGGAGCAGGATGTCGCAGGTTCGAATCCTGCCGCCGAGACCAATTTATGTGTATAAGGTTCGAATCTTTGTACTCCGACCAAAGTTTTTATGCGCTCAGAGCCAGTTGGATAGGCGGCGGATTGCAAACCCGCGTCAAATGGAGTTCGATTCTCCATGAGCGTTCCAAGTTTTAGTAACTGTATCCGACGAGCGAAACCGTCAGAGAGCGACCGTCCAGTTACTTAGTTTTATGGCCAGGTGTCAGATCGTTTATGTAGCGGATCGCAAGTCCGTTTAGGGTGGTTCAATTCCATCCCTGGCCTCCAGTTTTTGTGGTAAGTTTGGTCGACAAGTTTGTGCCTGTGTGTGAGTAGGAATTGATCACCCAAGGGGCATACAGCGATATGGAGTAATTACTATGTCGTAAAATGGCAAACCAGTTGGGTTCGAATCCCAATTACTACACCAAGTTTTGTTTATGTGAGCACACGGATACCGCCGGAAGGGTTAGTCGACCAAGACACAGTCCTTCGAACCGTTGCGTGTGGCAGTGCAGTAATGCATCAGTTTACAGCTTGGATACTATAAACGATAAACAAATTCAGTTATGGAGAAGTGGGTGAGTGGCCGATACCGACGGACTGTAAATCCGTTCTTAACCGCGCGATGGTTCGAATCCATCCTTCTCCACCAAATTTGCCTAAGAGTATGTAACGGCGAGGGCACCGGGTCAGCGAAGAAATTCACCGACGGGGAGCATACACACCAATTTTGCACCGTTAGCATAGTCCGGCTTAATGCGCTACCCTGTCACGGTAGAGATCAGGGGTTCGAATCCCCTACGGTGCGCCAACAACATATAAATACTTTTATGCGAAACAACGAAAAACAGCAAAAACTATTAGACGACATGCAGCAAGATTTTGCTGACTCTGTCTCTATGGAGGAAATGGACTTCGAGACCGTTCCTGCAGAGTTGCTAGAAGCGTTCGGAGACGAGTTATTTAAAGACAGGTTTGATGCCACAGAGCCTTCACCGTTGATAGCCGATGATGATTTTTGGGGCGCGACAGACATGCAGCAGATACACAAGTAACAAAAACAAAAACAAGAAATTTAGCCCTGGTGGTGGAATGGTAGACACGCTGGTCTTAGAAACCAGTGCCGAGAGGCGTGGGAGTTCGAGTCTCCCCCGGGGCACCAAATAAAAATTTTATGCATGAGCAAATGCATAAATAAAATGTAACTTACACCTGTGGGGGTGTAGCTCAGCTGGGAGAGCGACTGGTTTGCAACCAGTAGGTAGCGGGTTCGAGTCCTGTCACCTCCACCAATTAATTTAAATAGTAGAGCGATGTATAAATACTACAGAGGTCTACTATGTTCAAATGTCTAAATTGCGGAACCGAAAATTCCGAAAAGAAAAATCACTCCAATAAGTATTGTAACAATGCTTGCCAAGCGCAGCATCAATTTGATACTATTACTTTGCCTAAGTTTTACAAAGGTGAAGTCACTAACCGCAGAACTTTGCACCGTTGCGTTAAGCACGTAGCAGGATATAAATGTGCGTTGTGTGGGAACGATGGAAATCACAATGGAAAAGAGTTAGCATTACAGTTGGACCATATAGATGGCAATGCAGGGCACGATTTGCCTGCTAACTTACGCTTACTTTGCCCTAACTGCCACAGTCAGACAGATACGTTTGTCGCTAAGAACAAAGGCAGTGGTAGAGAAGCAAGAGGCCTGAAACGTTAATCATTTTATCGTAGCATATAGCGATCTTGTTTTTCTGTGTAAATACAGTATAACAATAACAGGAGTTATATGGCACAATTATACGAAGTCTACGTACAAGGCAAATACTACAAGTCGTTTGAAACAGACGATTCGATGGCGTTAGTATGGAAGATCACTGATCTTTTAACACTTGCTAACGCAACACAAGAAATTCCATGGTTTAATTGGCATAAGCCATCCCACATTAAAGTGGAAGTAGCTGATGGGACGCCACATATTTTTGGTGTAATAACACCAAGTTCTAAGTAAGAATTTGAAGACGACACAGTTCCCTGCACTACAATGTCAAGCAGGACTTCAAGTCACAATGTTCGATGGGCCATATAACAGAAAACTAGGTCCACATATTTTTGCTTCATTCGTCTATCGGTTAGGACGCTGGCCTTTCACGCCGGAAAGAGGAGTTCAACTCTCCTATGGAGTACCAGAGCAGCGGTTCGCACTGACGATTATCAGCAGGAAGTGCAAAATTATAAATCTATACTCCATATTGAAGTACATTGTTGGTTGACGTCGGTTGTTGTAGTTCATCCTCGACTAGATCTTAATGCTGTAAAGTAGGAAGTAACTATATGAGGTTACAGTAGCAGTGTACTTCAATATGGGGTGTAATGGAAATAATGCGGGTTCGATTCCCGTATGGTCCACCAGCGAGAATACTTTAGATTCTGCAGATTCTGCAGAATCTGCACTGGGCAGTGATGCTCGCACCGTCCTACGTAGACGGGTTAAGTGTTCTCACTAATGGGCCAAGCTGGGGCTGCCTCCTAGGGGCGATGCAGGGTTCGATTCCCGCCACTTCCACCAATTTACGTTCGAGTAGCGGCCAAGAGAGAAAAGCTACAATGTCATGCATTGTGACTGCTGGGAAACCCGATAAATTATCCGCCTTTCTCGGATATTGCAGGAACATTGTCGCAGTGGAGATTCCGCTGCACATGACGCGAACGTAAACCTTATATGTCAGGTAGCTTAAGAAAGGTGTTATATCGATCGTACGACACCGAGCCAGAGCACCGCAGCGCAACGGAGGTGAGGTTGGAATCCTTCCCTGGCATGCCAGTTAGTATAAATAGTTTGATAGTTGTTTTATAAAAGTGATCTTAGACGGAGCCAGTGCCGCGCATAGTATGAGCGGCAACTACTACGGTCCCTGGCAGGGCGAACGGTCTGCGTATGCCAGTACGCATCGGCCTATATCTTAGTGAACTTTTATAAGACAGTTGTTTTAAGGCTGATGACGGTAATCGTCAGTAGGTCTGTAATTTTCCTTTATCCGTCTCGGCGTTACCGCGCTCTTTCGGATATTGATGTGTAAGTCCGCAAGGCGCTGACACCGGCAGGTCCGGAGGGGCAGGTTCGATTCCTGTACACAGTAGAAGACGTCAGCCTTAAAACAATTTCGCGGCCGAGTGTGATGGTAGCACAACGGGCTCATAACCCGTAGGGACAGTTCGATTCTGTGGTTCGCAACCAATTTTAGTTTTATAGCAGGAAGGGTCCGGTCACCAGCAGGGTCTCATAAGCCTTCGCCATCCTTGGTTCAAATCCAAGTCCTGCAACCAGTTAGATAGCCTCATAGCTCAGTTGGTTAGAGCAATGTGTTGATAACGCATAGGTCCTCTGTTCGAGTCAGAGTGAGGCTACCAGTTTTAGGATCAGTCCAGCATTTAATAAACCCAAGCAGCCTGTCGAGGGTTCGAATCCCTCCTTCCGAGCAATCGGGAGTAGCTCAGTCGGTAGAGCAGCCGCCAATTAAAGTGATCCTGTTATATTTGTTGCCCGCCGTAGAAGGTATCGAGCAGTGCGCCAATTTAGTTGGCATCGCGTCGTGATGTAGTGAATAATAATCTGACAAAAACACTATGCAACAATGGTTTCTTGCAAGAAGTACAGGGGTACGGTGGTCCGTCGAGGTGGGGACTATAAAAGCCGATCAATTCCCGGGGTAAAACTCCATACGCCTTCCCAATCCCATGCGAGCGAGACTTGATAGTCAGTGGTGCCTTATAAACACTATGCGGCCCGATTAGCTGCCTCGAGAGGGTTTGATTCCCTCCGCTCGTACCAAGCAAGCTAAATACTAGATAAAAACAAGGATCTAGTATGACAGCAACTCCAAAAGATTTAATTAATGCAGCAGTAACTACAGCAGTCTTAGACGACGCAGTTGGTAAAAAGTGGTACGGCTCTAAAACAGTATGGACTAACGTAGTCGCAGCAGGCGTTTTGCTATTGCAACTTCGTTACGGGTTCATCATTGACCCAACATATCAATCGTTAGCATTGTCTGGCATCAACTTGGTGCTACGTAAGATAACGAAAGACCCAATCACGTTTTAATCATGTTTTCATTAAGTAATCTTTTTAATAAGAAAAAGCAGCCAAGCAAATGGCCAGAGCCTGACGACGAAGATTCAGGACCTGAGACACGCATGGACGCTATCAAGATGACTCTTGAAGAGCGTAAAGAGTATCGTGAACAGATGCTCCGTAAAGCTATTCAAGACGCCTTTTCTTCTTATCAGATTGTAAGCGGCATGTATCGCTATCGCTTTATGGCGTTAGACGAACGTGCTCACTACTTTATTGTAATGATTGACACTACTAGACATTTTGCACTGAGCAAGCACAAGACAACAAACAAGCTGGCGCAAATAGAAGAAACGATAAAGAAGATTGCATTCAACTCGTTCAACATTATTGTTGAGGGCGTTTACTGGAAAGCAAACGAGACAGTTGAAGTATTTGAGAATGTAAAAGAATACAGTATCCCATCTAACCGCCCACGTCGTCCAATTGAAGAAATTGCACGAGATTTTAAAGACACTGCTCCTGGATGGAGTGATTCTGCTTATGGCGAACGCGACAGGCGCGAAGTAGATGGTAAAACATACGACACAGACATATCACCATTAGGACCACAATAAATTTTAGCAGCATACTAGCCAATAAATACTAGTATGAATATACTGATAGTTTACACTCCTAGGAGCAAGAGCACAATGCTCTGCGAAATTCTTTCAACTAAGTTTGGGTTAACTAGATTGAGCGATTTATTAACTAAGGCACGAATTGCCGCTGGTAACGATCTCTCATGCATCCCTCCGTTGATTGAATCTGTAAACAAAAAGGATAACTTTTGTCTTAAGATAAATGGCAATGATTTTATTGATTTAAAAAATAAAACAATTACTGATCATTATAGATTATTGGATTATTCAAAATTTGACAAGATCATCTTTGTCACAAGACAAAATTTCAATGATGCTGTATTAAGCTACGGGTACATGGATAGATCTAACCCTTCATCGTGGCATCGACCTAAAAATAGCCCTCCTGCGATTCGCGATTTTAAACTCGACGTTAACAAAGTCTTTTACTTGGCACGTGGATACATCGTATTTGGCATGATCAAAGACCACATTAAGTCAGTGTACGGGAAACCAACTATAGATTGCGATTTTGATGATGTGGAAGATATGTTGAAAGAACATTTCGGCTGCATTGAATCAGACTTTGATATTAGCACTGTCTCTAATGACATAGACTACTCTTCGTTAATGACAAATAAAGAATTATTGGCCGAGATAGATTCCATCTATTCTAAGGTCAAGGAATCGTATTCCACTTTTTGGCAGGGCGCATAATGTATTACGAAGTTGGAATGGAGAATGTAACACCGTTTGTTCGATTTGATAATCGATATCTTGCCGCGCACCATGCAGCGACTAACAATCTAGACATGAGATTTAACATGTACGATTCTGCGTTTACGAAATGTGATTGGAGTAAACGCCCATCTCAATCTTGGGATGAATTATTGGATATCAGAGCTCACCAAATTGCGGCTAAAGGTAAGCCAATAGTGCTTCAATTTTCAGGGGGCACTGACAGTTACACGATTTACAAAGTGTTTGAGCGAAACAACATACACATCGACGCATTGTTTTTGCGACGTCGCCCAGACCAAGCTGATGTGTACAAGGAAGTAATGGATTTATTTACTGCTGGGTTATACGATAAAACAACAAAAATAATTGTATCAGATGACTACGATAAGCTGATGCTAGAAGCATATGACTCCCCGGACTGGATATGGTCCAAAGGAGCCAAGCAAAATTTTGGAATGTTGGGTGGCGATGGTGTTGCTTACGATTATGTGAGCAAAATTATAGGCACAGATGATTACATATCCATTGTTGGATTTGAGAAGCCAAGACTTCGTATTACCACTGACGGCGTGTACTCTTATCAAGCTGACAACAATTACGGGAAGATTATGGGATATTCGGGGATAGATTGTTTTTATATCTCACCTGATTTACCTGAGCTGCATATAAAGCAATCATATATGATGCTGGATTATATTAAATCAAAATGCCAAGCAGCGGTATCTCCGGCAGATGTAATGCACTACAATGATATGCATCACCCAACTAAGTTCCACTGGCACGAATACAGTATAAATGCATGTGGTCGCTTTGGTGACATAAATGTAAGTCCAATACAGCACGTAGGAGATTTTGCGACGACACTCATCATTCCGGAATCAGGAAAATTTACTGGATCAGAGTATACTGGCCGTCCTGCGAGATGGTTTCAATCCTTGTTTAACAGTAATCGATTAATAGTCGATAATTACCTCAGTGGGTATATAGAGTTTTTAAACGATGCTGCGGGCAAGTTTTTAGTGCAAGGACCCGATAAGCTTAATATGCGACAGTTTAACTCTATTGGGTATAAGTTGAAGTTTAATGAGTAAGATTGAATATTACTTAGACAAAACACATCACAGGAATTTGTACTTCAAGGAACAGATTCCCCCTGCATGGGAGTTCCCGTCGTATAGAATTAACTTAAAAGAAGCTGCTGGCACTACGATCAAACCCATGCACGTTGAATACACAATAAACAACTTAGGTTACAATAGCACGTTTGATTACGATGAGTCGTTATTACACACACACAATATTTTGTGCCTTGGTGATAGTAATGTGTTCGGACTTTGTCTTGAGAAAGACCAAACATTTATCTCTAAGTTGCAAGAGATGTTTCCGCAACACAAAGTAATGAACATGGGCTTGCCTGGTGGCAGCGCCGACTCTGTATCTCGCATTGTAGTGAACACCGTCAAAGCATTAAAGGGCACCATAGATGCAGTGCTAGTAATTTGGCCCACATACTTGCGCAGAGAATTTGCGTCCATTAAGTATCAAGGATTAGTGTATAAGACGCCTGAAGATAATCAAACAATACCGTATCCAGAGTATTGGGACTTTATTGACTGGAAGTCAAACAGTTACAATTTTTACAAGAATAAGGTACTTGCTGGTGAAGTGTGCAGAGCAGAGGGTGTGCCGTATTTTGATTTAGAGATAGACTACGAAGACAAACACATAAAAGAAGATATGGTTAACTCGTATGGTAAAGAAGAATACACAACATTTGGCTTTGACACGCATCGAGCAATAGCAAATCATTTTTGTAAGAAGATAAAAGGACAACCAACATTATTTGAAGAACGCTGCCGTAGTTCATGACTGGTAGAATACAGACTTCCCAGTCTGAGAAGAAGGTTCAAATCCTGCCCGGCCGCTCCATTCGACATAAATACAATAATGTTTAAATTCTTTAAGAAAAAGTTATCTCCGCAAACTGACTCAGGTCCGACAATCATTGACGCTAAGGCAATGACATTGGAGGAGCGTAAGCATTGGCGATTGGAAATGCTAAAGAAGTCAATCAAAGACACTCTTACATCGCTTGAAATCCTATCAGGCATGTATCGTTACCGCTTATCAGCATTAGACGAGCGTGCTCACTTCTATGCAATTATGATGGAGACTACGAAGCATTTTGCAGAGTCTCGGCACGCAAATGGGTTGCGCTTACAAGAAATAGAAGAACTTATCAAGCAGAATTGTTTTGCTGAGTACGGTGTAGCAGTTGATGCGGTGTATTGGAAAGTTAACGAGACTGTTGACGTATTTGAAACTAATGCCCGTATTAAACCGCAAGTGCCTGTGGAACGCAGAAAAGCTAGGACACTGGAAGCACAGTTTCAAGATACAATACGTGAAGAACGTAGGAATCCTGTATCACAAGACGATTACGACACCTCACCAGACACTGTGCCTTACGAACCGTTCTCACCAGAAGAAGAACGTGCATTCCGTGCAGCTCTTGCGCAAGGATTGCGTCCGCCGCCTGTGCACGTAGGCGAGAAGAAATACGAAACAGATTTAGCACCTTTAGGGCTATATTAAAATCACCAGATTCCTTGCAGTATAAATAATACTGTAGTATAATTGTTTTAAGATGATAGATATCAAAGAGTTCATTACCCGGTCAAGAGACGAGCGCAGGAGTCATTTAGACTTATCTTCGCCTTGTTGCGAACGCGGTGGCAACTCCACTAACCATAAAGGCGTTTTAGCACAGTATTTGGATACGACGATTCCGTCTGGCCGAATTCTTTTGTGTCACGGATGCCACAATGGTAAGTGTAGCAACCCAAAGCACCTGTATTGGGGAACTGATGTTGATAACTTGACTATTGATCGTGCAGAGCAACCTGGTGGACATAAAAATCCCTGGGAGCGAAAAGTTGAAAAGTATGGCTATGAAGTTGCTTGCGCAATGAATAGTAAAAAAGGAAACACAAACGGCACGGGAAATAAAGGAAAGTCTAAGTCAGACGAACATAAGGCAAAAATTGCCGCTAACCACAAGGGCGGAAAACCTAAAGGTTGGCGAAAAGATAGAGCGGGTGTGGAGAAATCGGTAAACTCAGTTGACTTAAAATCAACCGCCTCACAGCTTGACGGTTCAAGTCCGTCCACCCGCACCAAAGTTAGTATAAATAAAGAGTTAGTATTGCCCGATTAGCTCAGGGGTAGAGCAACCGCCTTGTAAGCGGTAGGTCGTCTGTTCGAATCAGACATTGGGCACCAGAATTGTTAGTTAGAAGTTTTAGGAGAACTCCGATGTGACAGGCCAAAATGGACTTCACCGTACTGGCGTAAACCAGGATGTATCACAGACGAGAACACTAGCACTGCTGATATGTTGACGCAGACTTGAGCGGGGTTATTGGACCGCAGCGTAAGATTATTCCTCGATAGCTCAGTTGGTAGAGTGCCGGACTGTTAATCCGTTGGTCCCTGGTTCGAGCCCAGGTCGAGGAGCCAAATAACTAAATACTGCATGATTATCATGAAAAGTGACAATTTCAAATTACTCGACGACGAACATGCAGAGGTTAGTAAGCATTTATGTTTGATGTGGGGTAATAAAGAATTTCGCCCCTATATTAACAAGCTTCTTAACATTTCAGTTGACGGAAGAGCAAGAGAATTTAGCGCAGAAGCGTTGCTTGCAATTATTGAATTAAGTGAGGAACACCACAAAGTTTTTAGGATTTAGAATGACGGTCATGACAAAAGAGCAGCAAGCATTGATGAATAAGAGCTTGCTTATGATTTATGCATCATTTCCTAGAATCGGTAAAGCATTGGAATTGTATTGGGGCGAGAAAGAGTTTGCCACGTACATAAATAAGTTAACAGCAGTAGATCGCCCAGGCAGACAAGGATTTCCTTCGTTAGTTATGGAAGCGATTGCTGCATTGCAGATTTTGCATGATGAGGTCTTTCCGAATCATGCATACGAAGACCCAGACGATTGGACATCATCCATGTTTGGGAATTCGAGGTTTAATTAGTTGCGTCCTTAGCTCAGTTGGTAGAGCGTCGCCTTTACACGGCGAATGTCGGCGGTTCGAACCCGTCAGGACGTACCATTTTTGTGCTATGCAACACTTAACGCATAGTATTTCTTCTTAACCTAGGACAATAAGTACGTTATAAGAACAATTATAACGTATGAACCCAGAAATTTTTAGCCACTATCGAATCGAGATTCCTGAAATTGATGATGCTCATTGGGATGTCATCACTCGACTGAATGCTGCGATTAAAGTTGCTGAATCGGACCGCAAATTTGCAAATGGTATGGTAAAAGAAGCGATCAAAATATTGCAGGCGGATCTTAAAGAAGAAGAGCGGTTAATGTATTCGTATTCGTACCCATATCTGAATGCCCATAAAGTGGCACATGACGAGTTGGTGGACAAATTACAGGAATCATTGAATCAAATGGAGGCGGGATTCAGATATATGTCTCCTTCCTACATTATCGGAAGATGGCAACGGTCCTTCCTGGACCACATTGACCAGCATGATATGCAGTTAGCAACATTCATACAAAGGCAATAAAACAAGTTGACTTTTAAGTGAGCTTAATGTATAATCATTACTGCAACAACTTAAAGGTCAAAAATGAAAGCAGTTTCCCTATCTCGCGGCCCAGAAATCGACACAAACAAATGTGTCTCCAACATTGGTTCCCGCTATGACATGGTCATCATTGCATCAGCAAGGGCACGTGAAATTCGTTTGCTCAATCGTAACAGCACAAAGCGTGAGCACGTCTTCAGTGAAGTGACTGCACTGCTTGAAATTCAAGACGGGGTAATTGGACCGAATTATCTCCGTGACAAATTGGCAGCACAAGCTAAGAAACAGCTTGCCGCTTCGCCAAAATAAGGTAACCAGTTTAGCCGAAATGTTTGCACAGTAAAGAAATTTATTGTAAAATAGAGGTTAAGTTAGTAAGAAGTTTTAGGGATAGGTTCTGCAATCACTATATTACATAGGAATGCTATTTTTACTCGGACATCAAACTCCGAATAAAATAGATAGAGGAGTTTCGATAAGTCTCCTCGATAAAAACAAAAAGTAGGCAACTATCCCGTTGTTTTGTAAGGTTAGGTTCAGCCACAATCATTAACAATGATCTGATGGAATCTGTGCATAGTAATCGTGGAGCCGCAAGGCGTTGAAGGGGTTACTGAGCTGGCTTTAATGCCGTCCGGATCTATCGCCCAGGAGTTGTTTCCCTGTTTAAACTAGAAGCTAAAAACTAACCTGTTGTTTGCTTAGGATGAATTCAGCAACCATAAAACAATACTTGTCTTGCTTGAAGGACGATTTAGTTCAAGGTTTGGCGTTACACCGTCCGCGGTGTAGGGTCAGACTTCCGTAGAGCTAGTGTGCAGAGAAATGCAATAGTGCCCGTAGAATATGGGATAGTAACCAGCATAGAATAAACTGGGTATTGGCGTGAGACTTGAAGCGATATACTGCGGATGGGGGCGCCAAGAAAATATATTACTGTCTCACTCATCCTGTTGTATAGGTTATATACAGCAATTTATATCATAAACGTAACCTGAAGGAAATCAAAAATGAACGCATTTGTAAAGGCAATCGCCAACCAAGAAGCCCGTACCGCTAACGGTATGAAGGCACGTAAGTCGACCTCTAAGGCGACGGTAGACCTGTTCTACAACATCGGCGCAAGCCGTGGTAAGAACGTTATTCCGCAATTCGTTGCGGCTCTGGCAGAAGATCGTGACCTAGCGTTGCGTATCGCATTGTGGGCACGTGATGCTCGTGGTGGTGCTGGTGAACGTCAAATCTTCCGTGACATTCTGACATATTTGGAAGGCTCTGATACCGACGCAGCTAAGGCTCTGTTGGCAAAGATCCCTGAACTTGGCCGTTGGGACGACTTGTTCGTGTTCAAGACCAAGCCAATGAAGGATGTGGCATACACCATGCTGGGCGATGCACTTCGTGCAAAGAACGGCTTGGCTGCAAAGTGGACTCCTCGTAAGGGTGAAGTCGCACGTGAAATCCGTGAACACTTTGGTATGTCTCCAAAGTTCTACCGTAAGTCTCTGGTTACAATGACTAACGTCGTTGAAACCGCGATGTGCGCTAAGGACTGGGATAGCATCAACTTCTCCCACGTTCCATCTGTAGCTTCGGCTCGTTACAAGAAGGCTTTCAGCCGTAACACAACCAAGTTCGCAGAATACGTTGCAGCTTTGGTGAAGGGTGACCCATCTGTTAAGGTTAACGCCGCAGCAGTATTCCCATACGATGTTTTGAAGGGCATTGGTACCTACGGTGCCAGCTACAACAAGACTGAAAAGGATCACATCATCGCGCAATGGAACGCATTGCCAAACTATGTAGGTGACGCAAGTATCCTACCTCTGGTTGACGTATCTGGTTCGATGTCCTGCGCAGCAGGTGGCAGCGGTTCTACTACATGTATGGACGTTGCAGTTAGCTTGGGCTTGTACCTAGCTGATAAGAACAAGGGTGCGTTCAAGGACACATTCTTAACCTTCTCTGGTTCGCCAGAATTGTTGACCCTAAAGGGCGACATCATCCAAAAGATGGAACAAATGGTTAAGTCTAAGTGGGCAATGAACACTGACATCAACAAGGCATTTGCAAAGATCCTTGATACGGCAGTGAAGGGCAGCGTTCCACAAGCTGATATGCCAGCAATGGTATTGATCTTGTCGGACATGCAATTCGACCAATGCGTAACGCACGACGACTCGGCCATGCAAATGATCGAACGTAAGTACGAAGCAGCAGGCTACACAATGCCACAAGTTGTTTTCTGGAACCTAAAGAGTTCTGGTAACGCCCCAGTAGCAGCAGACAAGTCTGGTGCAGCATTGGTTAGCGGCTTTAGCCCAGCTATTGTCGCAGCATTGCTAGGTGCAGACATGGATGAATTCACCCCAGAAGGCATCATGTTGAAGACGGTTATGAAGGACCGTTACAGCTACGCTTAAGGTGTAGGCAACAAAGAAGGCGCCGAGGCGCCTTCTTTCACGAGTAAATACCCTATGCAACCAATAAACATTATATTTGAATGCGGATACGCTGGCAGATTTTTGGCTGAGTTATTCTCGCAGAGTGATGAAAGTGTACCGTTATTTTCAAATAAGTTAGGAGACCATTTTTCAGGACTTAGTGGTTGGTTGGTCGCCGAAGATGATCGTGGCCGATTCAAAGCACCAGACATTGCACCGCAATCTAAGATTCCAATTCGCCCAAACTATTTGTGGAAATGTAAACTTGATCCATCCATAAGTTATTTTGGAGTGGTGCTACCATGTACTCAGTTCAATGATTTTTGGTGGGTGCATTCAATTGAGTTACTTGATTTACATCTATGTGGACTCAACTCATATCGCACTGCTCAATTCACTGAATGGCTACCACCAAGCCACCGAATCGACATCAGTTGTTTTTTAGATCACAATACATGGGCAGCTGAGTACTATAGAGTCTGCGACGTTATGGGTATAACACCAAACATTGCCGCAGCTACAGAGTTATATACATCGTGGTACAACTTACGTGTTAAACCATGTAAAGATGCATTTGTTGGACAAAACTTATCCGCAGAACGTAAGCACATAGAACTAAACGGAACAGACGATTGGTACAATAAATTATTTCTGTCGGACTTATTAAAAGAGCAGCTCGCCTGGCATAATCGAAATTCGACTAGCTGGACTAACTTCTACACCGCAGTAAAAGCATCTGAGTGGCCAGCCTCCACAGACTTCCATTCTTTGCCAGTGCATATACAAGATGAGTTAGTTAGTGTATATGGGTATAGTCCGCCATTGTGGGCAAAGTTGTACGACCAATATGGACCGCAACATCCAATGGAAGAGTTCTCTCCATTGCGATACAATTACAAATTCATTTACGGCCACTAAAAAAGTTTTGCTTGGTGCCATCGCGATGCAAATCGGCAGTTATGCAATGTAATCCGCCATCCCAGAAGTAACGGTGCCTGAATGGGACTTGATGTAATGTGATACCTTTTTCCTTGCACGCCGCAAATACTTCATCATTGTAGCCGGTGCATAGAACATTATTGTGATCGATGATTAACATGTTGACGTCAAAGACTGATTCTTCAACGTAACCAACCCAATCATCTAACCAAGTATTAACGAATGCAGTAAAGTCGTCGTTTAGTTCCTCACCAGGAACCCACCACTTACCTTTGTTTTTAGCCTTTAAATCAGTGAATTCCTTCACTTTGCCCCAGCTTTCCCCAGGTAAATACACTACTTTCCAACCCGGGAACGACTCGGCGTACATTGGTGCATCTTCAATGCTAATAATAAGACCAGGCGTAATTGGGCAATAAGTACAATCAGCATGACCGTACGTGTTAACCGTGTGCCAATTGTACCCAGGTTCAATTTGCGTTAAGAACTCTTTATTACCGGTCAAATCACGGTCAAAGTTGTCAGTGCCCCAGAACAGATCTTCCCCAATACGTGCAACCATTGCGCTATTAATACCATGCAGCTCTTCTGGCACTATGTTATAAATTGGATTTCCAGCTTCATTGATAGCAGTAAACAGGTCATCCCACATGCCAGCGGTGGTCATTGGTAGCGAGTAACGTCTGTGGTGTTCCATTACCATACCAGCATTGCTATCAAATGATCTTGCAGTTACAGGATCTTCAAATTTTGGCCACCGTGGATTGTCTCCCCATTCTGCCAGGATATGTGCATCCCATTCTGCCAATGTGTCTGGTGGAGTAATCGGCCAACTATCACCACGCAGATTTTTCCATGTATTTTGTGTGTACCTCCATCCACGCCGGTGTGCAATTAAAGGGTCACGTGGCATAAAGTAAAAATTTTCACCTAGCATGATTGTGTAGTCACGCGGCGTCATTGGGGGTATCATAATTTTATTTGATACTGGGTCTAGGTAGTCTTTGTAGTTGTCAGTTAATGTAGGCCTGATAACTTTAACGTTAAACTCTTCTAATTTTGCGATAAGCTTTTGGTAATCTTCTTCTGTTTCCCTTGCTATGCGTTCCATGACGACACGCACTTTAGGGTTTGTGATGAAAGAGTAGAATTCTGGAGAATAGGACTTGCCCACTAAGCAAACTTTAAGTGGGTCCCAGTGTTGGTAAACGTTGAACATAAAATATTTAGTGTTGGGTCACGTGGGATAAATAAATACATACACAATAAGTTTGCCCTACTAGTACAATGGTAGTACGCTGGTTTTGTAATCCTGAGACGGCAGTTCGATTCTGTCGTGGGGCACCAAACTTATATCAACACCAATTCTGGTACGTTTTCCCGCAATGATTTATACTTTAGGCTGTAGCTTTACGAAATGGTTTTGGCCAACTTGGGCTGACTACTTACAGGAATACAAAGGGCCAGTTACCAATTTAGCGTGGCCTGGCCTATCAAATGAAGTAATGTATTGGGAATTGATTAACCGTGCAGACACATTAACCGCAGATGATGAAGTTTACATCATGCTATCAGGTAACAACCGTGTGTCACAGTGGTACGACAAGGAATGGATCGACACTAAAGATGTGCAGGGATTCTTTCCTAGGCAAGATGGTAAACTTGAACTAAGCGATCAGCCATGGCGCGGCATGTACCGCTTGCATCCTGACTACGACGTTAGCCTTACGCACATGATAGTGGACAACTTTAATATCATCTTTAATATCCAACAATTGCTCAATAGCATAGGATGTAAGTACACGATGGTGTTCTGGCAGAATCCATGGTACGATGTTCGCCCCAATACAAAAGGTACTTGGTCATTGACTTGGCCCACTAAGAGCCTACTCACTAAGCAAGAGATAAAGAATGCTACTGAAATACTTGGTATAAATGCCGTGCGGAATTTGATAGGCAGGATTGACTGGTCAAAATTTGGAAGCGCCCCCAAGGACAAGTTTAACCCAGAAACATACTCTGGATTTTGGGAGTATAAGCTTGAAAAGCAGAAGCATAAGGAATATATGCAATATGCACATTGCAGTGATCCACACCCTGATTCTGTATTACAACATGATTTCTTAGTAGCAGTAATATGCGATATGCCAGCTAATTTGGAAATACGTGAAAAGGCTAAAGCCCACGCTGTTATAGCAAAACAAATAAATACTGAACTGGGCCGCCAAAATTTAATCCCTGACAGGATTGAATGTGGCATCCAAACACATAAATATTGAATTAACAAAGGATTTAATCATGATTTTAACTGTAAAAACTGTTACCAATTGGGCAGTAGCACAACAAGTCGCATCATTAGTGCATCATCGTCAATTGACTATTGCTAGACTGGTTTCCGAAGGAAAAACGGATGGCGTTGCTCATCCATTGTCAGCCACGTCGTGGCAAATGAACTGGATCAATCAAGCCGCAGCTGAAGAATATGTAGCTGCTCTTAACCAACTCGTACTGGATCATCCGCCAGCAGAGTTAACAAGTATTACGATTTCAACACTTGGATCAGTAATTGAAGCTGCTCCAGTAGTAGTTTAACCGAACTGATTGCTCCTTAGGGCAATTCAAGCTATAATACATACACACGGAGCAATGCGTGAAGGGTTAAACGAACAGATTGCTAATCTGTGACTGCGCAAGCGGTCTGTAGGTTCGAGTCCTACTTGCTCCGCCAACAACTTTCAACAACCTTTATAGGAAAATATGGCAACAGAAAATATCGCCCCTAAGGCACGGATTACCAACAAGAACTTCCGCTTGAAGAAGACTTACAAGCGGATTCTTGCACTGCACTCCTTTACGGATGCAGAACAACGTGCGGCATTCCGTCGTTCGATGATCGAAGCGCAAGTAGCTGAGAACACGATCGTGAAGCGTGAGAAGAAAGAATTTGGTAAATCCGCAGCGGCGGAATAAATACTAATGCTCGGGGCTTGTTTATCCCCAGGAGTACACGGCTATCGAATGGGATTAAATTCTCAGGAGACGAGGGAGCCTAACATAAACAAAATGCGGGATTAGTTTAATGGTCAAACGAAACCTTGCCAAGGTTTAGTCAGGAGTTCGATTCTCCTATCCCGCTCCAGATTTTTAGAATGATTGCTGCAATAACGAGCAAGTCGGGACCGTCCGTCTAGATAGCAATATCGAAATGCCCGAAGTTAAATAACAAAGGTAAAAGTCATTCTGCTAGTTAACAACGACCTACGTTCAAGGCGCAAGCTACGTAGGTCTTTTCATGACTGCCCTTCGTCCAACGGATAGGATATTGTGTTCCGAACGCAATGATAGTGGTTCGATTCCACTAGGGCAGGCCAAATGATTTTTGCTTATGTGTACAACCGTACATACGATTGCGCATATATCTTGCTATACTGTGATAACAGATGTGTTGACTATATTACATAGCACACTGAAGTATTAGTACAACTTACCGTATAACGCAATGTGCGTATTACAATGTAAGTATTATAAAGCACAGGGAAACACCATGGCAATTTTAGATACCGACAAACTTGAAATCCGCCCTCATATAGTTGTATTTCGATATGACTGGCACAGGATAACTCCGGAGATAGCGAAAGTGGCCATGACTCATAGTCCCTGTTTTCAACTCAAGGTTGCAGAATCGTGGGCTGGCCTCGAAATGGCACTTGTTCACAATCCAACGCTAGTTTTGATTCATCAAGACATGGCGAAGGACACTGGTGTATCAGTGACAGAGTTCATTGCAATGCTACGCACGATGATTAAGATGAACACTGGTTGTAACCCAGCAATTGCAATCAGCATCGAAAAAGATTGCACATTGGAACTAATCAAAGAATTTAAGAATCTTGACATTTCAGGATTGGTGCCGCACGTTGTAAGCTACGGAATTGACCGTGCAATGATTGCAATCAATCTATTGTTGATTGGTAAGCAATCGTGGCCACGTGATATCATTGACGAGTTGATGCAGTCCAAGAAAGTAACCAAACTGGTACGCCCTAACATTCACTTAACTGCTCGTCAACAGCAAGTGATGGATTTGGTTTGCCACCGTGGTCTACCAAACAAGACGATTGCCAACATGCTGAAGATTACAGAAAGCACTGTAAAGATTCATGTATCTGCTATCCTTAAGGAGTACGGTGTTCGCAATCGCACACAGTTAGCATTGGCTTCGCAGGACGCATTACAAGCTTAATGCTGTAGTATTAGTAATACTCGAGTCGTACAAAATCTGTTATTTTAACTTTTAAGTAATAGTGTACTGCATATAAAAGCAGACACTTTAAAGGAAAATAAAAATGGCAGACATCGTAACAGGCACCGTATCGGGCCAACTAGATACAACATCAATCATGCAAGATCACGCGGACATTCGTCGTGAAGCAGCACAAAACACAGCAGACATTCGTCGTGAAACAGCAAAAGAAGCAAGTGATGTAATTGATGCAACTAAGACAGCAGCATGGGCAAATTCTGACCGCACAGGTACAGAAGCTGACCGTGTAGTTGCTCAAGACACCGCATATTTCATTGCAGCTCAGTCGCAAAACTTCAGCAATGCAACAGCATTAGCAGCTCTTAAGGCTGGTACAGACATGCAGTTTGCAAATACTCTTGGTGCTATCAGCCAAGCAGCTCAAGCTGGACAAGCAGCAACAGCACTTGAAGGCGCAAAGACATCAGCAGCAATTGCTCTTGGTCAAGCATTGCTCGGTCAACAACTTGTCGCCGACGGAAACTCAACTCGTGCGTTGATCAATGCATTGAAGATGGAAGAATTGAATCGCGTTCTATCCGAACGTCAAGCTGAAATCATCGAACAACGTGGTGACTCTCGTTACTACAGAGACGGAATGACAAATTTGCAAGCAAATACATTGTCTTCCCAAATCAATGCTTTACATAGCCAGTTCCAACAGGCTACGCAAAAGACCGTAAACTTCGGTACAATGGGTGCTAACACAACTTCGGCATCGAATAACGTTGCTTAATTAATTTATTAATTTAGCTTAGTTTGGGCCGGCAGTCACAAAATGATTGTCGGCCTTTTTTAAGGAGAAAATATGTCTTATGATTATGCAGGTTACCGCAACCACAGTTATCACCACCATCACAGTTATCACAGCCATCGTGGTTGTAACGACTTTCTTTTCTATTCATTGATGTCAGGAAGACACAATCGAAATTGCGCACCACAATACATTCCGTATCCTGTGATGTCACCTTATCCAGTTGCGACTCCGTACCCAATCGTAACCCCGTTTTACGGCGGCACCTGGCGTATTTAATATGTACGATGTAGAACAACGCATTACGGAGCTCAAAGAAGAGATTTATAAATTGTCTGTAATGCGACGACTAAATTTTTCAAAGGTTATGTCTTATGAACCACCAGCCCCACCTTGCATTGAACCAATCGGAATTATTGGAGATACTGGCCCCATTGGACCACCTGGACCGCAAGGACCTAAAGGTGACCCTGGCAATAATGGTCCTGCGGGTCCTCCAGGAGCGGAGGGCGGAACAAACCTCATCCTTGGGACCACGATCATTGACGCGGACTACCAAGCATTAGTCACGGACATGTACATTGGTGTGAATTGCGAAGATTCCATCACTGTAACATTACCCGAGAATCCACCAGAGGGAAAAGTGATGATCATCAAAGCTGAAATGGGGCATCCCATGAATGACCGAAAGGTGACAATCGTGTCACTAAACCCCGATACAATAGAGCACAAGCTGCATAGGTCGTACGAGTTCGTCTGGTTGATGTACCGTGGTTGCCGATGGCAAATAATCGGCACATATTAATCTTGACTCGTTAATCAATAAATAGTATAATACACTAACACTGGGATTCGTATAGTGGAAAATACAGGAAGCTTCTACCTTCTAAACAGCGGTTCGATTCCGTTATCCCGGACCAATTTCTCGCTATCGTATAATGGATAATGCAGGGGTTTCCTAAACCTTAGATGGTCGTTCGATTCGGCCTAGCGGGACCAAATTCAAATATGAACCCTAAACTCAACAAAACATACATGGACGTTGCAAAACGTTTCGCTGAAAACTCCTACGCTAAACGACTTAAGGTTGGATGTGTCATCGTAACACACAACATTATGGTACCTGGCTACAATGGTACTCCTGAAGGATGGGACAACAACTGCGAAGACAGAGTCTGGATGGACCGTGGTGCCGGTGGGTGGCTTGATCCAGATGAGATCACTGAGCGTTGGCCCTTTGAAGGCGAACAGCTTGACGCAGATGGTGTAATGATGCAAGGTCGTTATGCGCTAAAAACCAAACCCGAAGTTCTACACGCAGAAATGAATGCCATCGCTAAGATGCTAAAGGCTGGGTTCTCCTCTGCTGGCGCGACTGTGTTTGTCACTCATGCACCTTGCATGGACTGCGCCAAAGCATTGCACGGCGCAGGCATTGCACGCCTTGTCTATGGGCAACAGTACAGAGATGATACAGGCATTAAATTCCTGAAGAATTCAGGAGTAAATGTGTCGCAAATGAACGAATAAGCGTTGCTTTCTGTACAGAATCGTGCTATACTTGTACATTACATAAGGACTATCCATGCTAGAAAATATCGAAATTCGCAAAGTTGCAAACGGCTTCATTCTCGTAGTTACAACCGAAGATGACACAAAAGAGTTTGTATTCGACACTCAACGCAAGCTACTTGCCAAGGTAAAATCTTTATTGGGTGACAAGTCTGCAGAGTAAATACAAGCATGTTAAAACACTGCTTTATTATCACATCAGCGATTAACACTCGCTTTGGAGTTTACACTCCTGCGGATAGGCTACTGCAAACAGTAATCACTATCCGCTCAATCAAACAAAAAGTCCCATCTGCAAAGATTGTACTTGTTGAGATGGCAGGCATTCCGCTTACTGATCAGCAAACAAAAACACTGACACACGAAGTAGATGTGCTTCTTGATTTTACTGATGAAGAATCAGTCAAGTCAATGTACAATAGCACAGACAATTGGGATGTCGTTAAGAACGGTACTGAAATAATGGTCTTTGGTGCCGCGCTCAAAATGCTGCAAGATGACAATGAGTTTGCGGGCGTTGATCGTATTCACAAAATCTCTGGTCGCTATGTCATCAACGACATGTTTGATCATCTTACATACGAGCAGTCTGCAGTAGTGGATAAAATCGTATTGGCCAAGAAGAGACCATCACAGTTTCCACGGCACATTACGGGCCAACGTGCGCAATATATGTCGCGTCTGTGGTCGTGGCCCACAGCGATGCTTGACGACATCATCCAGTTTTATGGTGATGCACTGGAAGATTTCTCTAACACTGTGGGCATGGGACAATACATTGACATCGAGCACTTGCTTTGCAAACTGCTACCACCACAGCACATACACGAATTACAAAACATTGGAATAGAAGGAATGATTGGTCCAAACGGCCAAGCAGTTAAAGATTAATGAATATTAACGTTGGTCCAGGCACATACGGTGCAGAGGGAATTTCAATCTTTGATTGGCAACAGGGCGCTACTTTACAAATAGGCAACTATTGCTCAATAGCCCCTGGGGTAACTGTGTTACTTGGGGGTAATCATAGATACAATCGAGTAACTACTTACCCTTTCAATATAAAAAATGGATTTGGTCATAATACTGAGCCCGATGGATATTCTAATGGCAATGTAGTAATACAAAATGATGTATGGATAGGGTACGGAGTCACAATTATGTCAGGGGTTACGATTGGTAACGGCGCTATTGTAGCAGCCAATGCCCACATAATTAAAGACGTTGCGCCTTATACGATAGTTGGCGGTAACCCTGCTAAACTTATCAGAAACAGATTTACCGCTGACCAAATTAATGCATTGCAGTCACTTGCTTGGTGGGACTGGCCATTACATAAAATCGAACAATTTGCTGATTTACTTCTTCGCTCTGATATAGATGAATTTATCAAATCAGCTTCTCAAAATTAACAAGGACTAACATGCACTCAACAGCCATGACAAATGGAAAATACTTTTTCGACACATATTGCGCTCACTTACCTGCGGGTAAAATTTTAGACATCGGCGCACAAGATGTAAATGGATCGCTAAAAACTGTCGCCCCACCGCACCACGAATACGTCGGTGTTGATTTCGTCGCAGGTAAAGGTGTAGACGTTATTTTAACTGATCCGTACCATCTACCATTTGAAGATAACAGTGCAGACATTATTGTTAGTTCATCGTGCTTTGAGCACTCTGAATTCTTTTGGATGTCATTCCTAGACATTATGCGGGTATTAAAGCCTACTGGCGTTTTCTACTTAAGCGCACCGTCTAATGGGCCGTTCCACCGTTACCCAGTAGATTGCTGGCGCTTTTATCCAGACTCCGGTAATGCGTTAGCAAAATGGGGACAAGCAAATGGGTATGGTAAAAACATGCTGCTAGAATCGTACGTGTCGCACCAAGACCCAAATCCAATTGACCAATTCAGTAGGTGGAACGACTTTACCGCAGTGTTTGTGAAGGATATCGACAATCACGCAATGTACCCTAGTCGTATTACATCGCAACGTACTGACGTGGAAAATGTTATTTGTTTTGGCAACTCTTCCTTCATTAACCCGCAAATGCTGCCTGAAGATCAGCGTAAATGAAAACCTTTTATTTTGGCTACGGGATGAACACAAACATCGAGTCAATGACTCGTCGTTGTCCCGGTGCCATTTATATGGGCAAGGCCACACTTCGCAACCACAAGCTGGTTTTCAAGTATCACGCAGACATAGAAGCTGCAGATACTGATATGGGAGGTGTGCTGTGGGAAGTAGGTGCAATGGAAATGCAATCGCTTGATTACATGGAAGGTTACCCTGTTTACTACAGTCGCAAAGAAGTTTGGGTAGAGACAGAGAAACGCAAGCATAAAGCGTGGGTGTATTACATGGCTGATGACAACCATGAGTACCACGCACCTGACGAATATTATTTAGATTTGCTTACACAAGGATACACTGATGCAGGTATCCCGTTGTCTCAGTTATCACCAGCTGTCAGAGTTACTGTCGTACCTCGAGTCGGAGTAACCGTCGCGGGAAGAACCACCAATCGGTTTACGAGCGTGAGCAGATCCACGATAACTTCCCGTGAAGAATGGATCGCTGATAACGATATGTCCGTCTGAGCCGAGCATAAAGTTACCACCGTGCAAGTCAAGATGGTAGCCGCGATTATCCGCGATTTTAACTAAATCTTTAAGAGTGTTCAATAACAGTGTTAAATTTTCTTCGCCACCTAAGTACACTACCATCTTAGCCATATCCTCGCTGTACTCTGCGTCGTAACCAGTAAGTCCAGGTTGAGGCTCAAGTTCTTGTTTGATATCTTTAAGCTGATTTGCTGCGCTACCGTATTTTGCATTGTCGGCCAAGTACTCGAGCTGGTCAGCTAACCAGTTTGCTTTTTGCTTACTGAAGTCAAACATACGTTCCACGCTAATCTGTAAGTAAGTGTTACCGTTGAACACAAACTGTTCCACACCACCAAACGTAGGCAAGAATGGATTGTTGGCATTCTTCATGCAATACTCTGCAAAGTCAATGAACGATTGCTGTGCTTTGGAGTAGTTACCCTTGCCTGGTTTTGCACCTCGACCTGTACCAAATATCTTTAAGATGGAACCGTCTGGTGCCAAGTATGCGTCTTGGTCTTGACCTGCACCAAGGAATTTGTATCCAGCTTTTTTCAATGCTATCTTAACGCCCGGGTCAAAGTTTGCTTCTGTGATGATTTCTTTTGTTTTCATTGTTGTCCTGTCCACTGTGCATATAGTAACGTGCTGTATTTTTCGTAGATGCCGCTTAACTGATTCTTGATTGCCGGTGCAAGCTCTGGGCCGCCATACGGACCTTTGCCAGCCTTAACGTCAAAAGAGAAGAAATGATTTACACTGCTATATTCTTTTTTCTCGCCTAGGTACTGGAAGCCAAGTTGCATTAGCATATCAATTTTTTTGTCGGCGTTTGCGTAATAGGATTTATAGTCATTCTTTTCCCATTGGCCTGCATTCTTGGGTAATACTTTGGTAGGGCCAAAGTTTTCGTCGCCTATACGCAATAATCCCTTAACCACTGCACCAGGAACGCTTGCAATGTTCAACCAATTGCGACGTCCACCCGGTGTTTGCGAATCGCCCGATACTAATGTTGCGCCCATTTGCGTTAGGACAATGCCGTATAATGCTAATGCAAGACCAATGCCACGACGATCTTCATCTACAGTAATGGTGTGCACTTCGTATGCGTTTTTAAAGATTCCCTTGTGTGGGTGTAATGATAAGCGACCAACTAACTGAATCTTCCCGCCTTGTTGCTCCTCTGCCCAATCCTGTTTTGCGGCTTTGACTCTCCATTGGTAGGTTGCATTGTCCCACCATGCCATACGCTCCGGTGGCACGAATGGTTTAGGAGGTGGTGGAGTAAGGCTTGCATCAATAATGCAGACATTTAAGCTGCCGTAGTGAGACTTTTCGAGTCCCCACTGTAAACCTGACCCGCCTGGCAATGGCTTCCACTGTACGTTTTTAGGGATGGAAGAACCAAGGTACTCTTTTCCGCCTGAGAAGTCCCTGGAATTCAAACGCTCGATTTCTGTGATGATTTCTTTTGCTTTCATTAGGTATTTAGCTCTGTTTTGACATTTAAATCCACTTAATATACAATGATGACTTAGTAAGTTACTTGGAGTTGAAAATGGCAGCAGAAGTTAAAGTTGGCGACATTATCAAAGCACTTGATTTTGCGGGCCGTGAAGACTGCTACATGATTGGCAAGGTAATTGCACTGCTTGACGGTGGCAATTACATCAATTGCAAGGCTATTGCTTGCGTTTGGTCCGGCGAAGCACGGGCCGTGGATTCCACTCAAGATTTCGGTGCACCCCGCGAAGGGCTGCACTTCCTGGACAAGCATTTTCCGGGCCGTATCACTGTTATTGCGTGATTTGACCATTAAATGGTTTTAATGTACAATAGTGGCTTAGTAAGTAATTAAAGGAGTTTGCATGTCTTATGTTCGCGTTTTGTCCGGTTTGTATGCAGGTAAGCCCGTTTCCAACGTTGTTTTGCCTCTTGTCAAGCCCTTCAAAATGGGCACCAAAGGCGGTTACATTACCGTTGACGGTTCCTACTTCAAGATGGAGCGTAACATCCGCATCATGCTTGCATCGCCCAAAGCCTTCAACATCGCCACTGTCAATGAGTACCTTGCTCAGACTGCTCCAGGCGTCGAGCTTACCCCTTCCGCTATTGCACTCGCTTCCGCAGAGGACGACGTGGCTATTGTGCACGAAGTTGAAACTGACGACGAAGTGATTGCCCGTATCCGTGAACGCTTCTCCATGCTGGACGAGATGACGGAAGCCGTTGTTGAAGGCAACATCCGCGCTATGATTGTGTCTGGCCCTCCTGGTGTTGGTAAGTCCTTTGGCGTTGAGCAAATCATCGACAAGGCACTGTTGTTTGACCGTGTCAAGAACCCTGGCGCTCGCCTCCGTGCTGAAGTGATCAAGGGCGCTGTGACTCCTGTTGCACTGTACACTCAGCTCTACAAGTATAGCGACGAAGATTCCGTGCTGGTGTTTGACGATTGCGACACTGTTCTGCTTGACGACGTTTCGCTGAACTTGCTCAAGGGTGCACTGGACTCCGGCAAGCGCCGCAAGATTTCCTGGTTGGCTGACTCCTCCTACTTGAACAAAGAAGGCATCCCTGACAGCTTCGACTTCAAGGGTTCGATCATCTTCATCTCCAACTTGAAGTTCGACAAGTTCAAGGGCAAGCTGGCTGATCACTTGGCTGCACTGCAATCGCGTTGCCACTACCTGGACCTGACGCTGGATACTATGCGTGACAAGATCATGCGTATCAAGCAAATCCACGATGACGGTCACCTGTTTGACGATCTGGAATTGAACAAGGCCCAAGCTGACGAAGTGATTGCGTTCATGGACATCAACAAGGAAAAACTGCGCGAAGTGTCCCTGCGTATGGCGATCAAGATTGGTCAACTGCGCAAGAGCTTTGATGCAAAGTGGATGCACATGGCCAAAGCAACTTGTATGCGAGCATAATATGAGTAATTACACACAGGCCTGGAGAGTGAAATACGAAACTGGCCCCTGCGCCAACGACTGCTATAGCATGACGGTGTATGCAAATACATCAGAGGGCGCCAGGCGGGTAGTGGAAGACAAATACCCAAAGACGGCTTATATAACAGATGTTACAATGATTAAAGGAACTGAGAAAATGACACCATACACTGTTAATGCACAAACAGCCCGACTGGCGACTGACAACGCACGGTCCCTTGACGGTGATTACAAGCGATTAGAGACCACGAAGATTTTGGAAAGCGTCCAAGGTGCGGCTGCTAAAGGGCAGGACAGCGTCCAAGCTGGCAAACTTGACGATGTTGTAAAACTGCGCCTCCAGAATCTGGGCTTTAAGGTGGTTTGGTCTGAAGGTTACGACCAGCGCGATTCCGGATACACCACTATTTCTTGGTAAACACAATGCTTCCTGAAGAACACAAGACAGCGATCATCACTGACGGTATGCAGTTTATGCGTACCATCACTGAAGCTTATGGTGCAGACGTCGGTTTGCAACTGTGGGAAACCATTGCGGATACACTTGATCCAGAAGTTAAGGGCCAGATCTTCTTCGCAATGATCACTGGTGAGTACAATTCCAGGCTGCACATTTGTTACAAGCCGCCATTGGCAGGACAATCACAAAATGCGGTGGCAGCTATCAAAGCTATCCGCACTGTAACAGGTAACGGTCTCAAAGAAGCCAAGGATATGTGGGACGATATGAAAAACAACGGGACACGGGTCACACTGACCGTTGATCCCGACAAACTGAAAACGGCTCGTACTGAGCTAATCAACGGCGGGCTGACCGTGGCATAAACAGCTAAATAGGAAGATGGGTGGGGAGATGATTGAAAATAGATTTGTTCATTACAGGACTGGATACGCCGCAATAGACGACGAGCACCTATCCTTGATTAAAATGTGCGACAGCGTACTAAAGCTGTGCCGCATTCGTCCAACTGATGCTAAATTAATAAAGCAATCATTGGTAGATATTAGCGTAAGGCTTGACGAGCACTTCGTCAATGAAGAACAGTTAATGCGTGATGCAAATTACAAGTTCGTCGCTTCTCACTGTTATGCTCATGGTGAGTTACGCAAACACTTACAAGATTTGATCAACAGAGAATTTGATTTCGAGCACATTGCCCGCATAGCAAACGACTTAGAGTTCGTTTTTTTCGACCACATCGACCAATACGACATGCAAATTAAATTGGAATAGTTAAGGCAATGTAAGCTACTATAACGCTCGCGGGAGCCCTATAAATACTTACACTGCACCTTCAACTAAAACCGCAGTAACATAAACCTCCCGAAAGCACAAAATGAACTTAGAACGGTTCGCCCATTACCGCACGGGCATCACCATCATTGACGACGAGCATTTCGATCTCATTAAAAAGATGGACGTCATAGTTATGCTGTGCCGTACAAATCCACTAGACACTGGCGAGATCACTCTACTACTACACGAGCTGACAGACGAGTTAATAAGACACTTGGCACACGAAGAACAGTTAATGGCCGGGTCAGGGTACAAATACCTGGAAGGCCATAAGGCCGAGCACGACAAGATTAGAGAAAAAATGAAACATCTTGTTGACACAATTCCAAGCAAGAGCCCACGGTTGTTAGACTACGTGACTCAAGACCTTGAGCATATTTTTGTCACGCACATCGATCACTTCGATCTGCAGATCAAGTTATAGCCAATAGCCCGAGCCGAACCAATCAAGTTCGAAGCTCTTGTCGCCGAAGTTCTGTATGCAGGCAGCTTCGTCGTGCACAAACTTGAAAACAAAATGTGCTTCCCACTTGCCGTTCTCGTCAATCTCAAACTTGTGAGTTGATGTGTAAGTTGCGGCAAGTCTTGACCCCCACTCTGCCATATCTGTCTCTGGCGTATTACGCAAAGTAATTTTGTATGGACCCACTGTGCGCCAAAATGTGCGAAGCAGTGGCCATATCTCATTGACTAACGAGTCTTGGAACGGGCCCATACTCTCGGGAATGATGTTATAGTTAAATTCCTCGTACGGAATTGTCGCCTTCATCTTGCTCGCATCGTACTCAATCTCGTAATGCTTACGCAATGATGGGCGAGCAAGACCATCTACTGGCTTGTCTGAACCTAAATGCTGCCCAAATATTTGGAAAGACTTCTGTCTAATCATCCTGTGTAGCTTAGTGTTAGTGAGATCCTTTGTGGTCCATGCACCAAGGAAGGAATGTGGGCTAATGCCAAATGCGTCTTGATTGTCAGTAACCTCTGCACCTGGCGATAGCACCATTGACACACCACCAGAAACATTGATTAGGTTGTAATTGCGAATGCGATACAAGATGGTTAAAGTATCTGCAAGGTCCATTGTCTTTTCAGTTGGGAAGCCAATGATCCAGTTTGTGGAGTTTGCAATACCTGCAACTGCGCCATCACGTAAGTTATTCTCGATAGCTTGGCGGGTAATCTTCTTTTGCATCACATCAAGCACTCGCTGCGATCCAGACTCAACACCGTAGTTAAGCATGTGACAACCACCGTTAGCAAGATCTCTAAAGTAATCTGCATCCATGCGTATGTCGCATCGTGCGTAACCTTGCCAGCGAATAGGAAGCTTGCGCTCTGCAACCCCAAGTACAAACGCATGTAACTCTTTCAAGTTGCCGTTTACAAGCGAGTCAATGAACCAAATAAAGTCCAAACCAAACGAATCGTATTGATACTGCACTTCATCAAGAATAGATCCAGACTGGCGACCACGGTACTTCCAAAAGTGAACTTCCGTGCAAAAAACACACTTCGCCACACACCCTCTGGAAATCTCAGAACTGTTGCCATTTGGGATTGTGTACAGCGACATATCATAGTCTGTGTAGTCTGGGAACGGCATAGAGTCAAGGTCCAGGCGAACCGTCTTCGGTTGAACCAATACCTTGCTATCCAATGTCTTACCTTCTTCGATACTATCCAGCACAGTGAGTAACAACTGCTCGCCTTCACCTTGCACGATGTAATCAAACTGTCGCATTGTGGTTGGGTTGGGTGTATTAGCTTGCGGTCCACCTACGATGTACTTTGCATTAGGTAAACGCTTCTGCAAGTCACGCATCATCCTGTTAGTGGGTATTTCGTTTGTGTAGTACAAAGTAAAACCAACCACATCGGGTTCATATTCTTCTAACTGGTCGATGAATGAATGGTAGATAGGCTCAAGGTGTTGGTGCAACTGCGTAAGGTAAGTGCCTGCCTTTTCCCATAGGAATTCCTTTGATGGGTCCCACGGATCAAAATCCAATTGGTTGCGCAACTTGTGCCAAGCGTCAATGTTTACGTCATACACCTTAACTTCATAACCAGCAGAGCGTGCCACTGCACTAAGGCGTGACAGATTGTACGGCGGAAAGTAAACACCCCACTCTGGTAGCACGAGCAATGCCAATTTGGTTTTTCTTGTTGCTGCATTGATTGTGACTGGGGTCAAATTCTTTTGCGGTTTGTTACGTGCAAAGTCTTGCATCGTTTTAACCATTGCCCAATCTTTGGAACTGCCTACATCTGCGACAGATTCTGGAACTGGTTTTTCTTCTTGAATGATTGGGATAATATTGCTCATCGTGTATTTACATGCGTAAATACTGAGTGAAAGTAAATTTGACCATTAAATGACTTTAATGTACAATGATGACTTAGTAAGTAAACGGAGTTAGAAATGGGTTACAAAGCAGTTCGCGAAGTAGATAACATGCGTGACACTTACGGCTTCCGTAAGGGACTTGAAGGCCCGTTTTCCTTCTCTGGCCGCGTCCTGTATTACGATACCAAAGAGGGTGCATATTATGATCCTAGATCAGATTTTTATGTGTCCAACGAAGAAATGGCCGTTATCAACGCTCACATTGTGGAACTACTCTCAGCATGATCAAACTCAAAACTCAATTCAAAGTCCGTGTCGTTTACAAGAGCGGCTATGTCCAAGACTTCTGGTGCAACTCTTTTTCAATCCAAAATGGAACGTGGAAATGGGATGCTGCTGGTAGCGTGACCCCTGTTATGCTGGGCGTCGACGACATTGCCGCTGTGTGGACACTTGCAACCCGCAGGCGTTTTGACTGGGGCACGAAATGAATTGCTGCGACGAATATGGCGAATGCCGTCAAGGGCGTGATTGCCCTGTGCGGAAACAAATGACGGAGGAACGTATGGAAAAACTTGAACAACGCTACGTGAGCTGGTTGCCTGATCCTGCATTGGGTTTGCTGATTTGCATGGGCTCAGCGACGGGTGTGATTTCGCTGATCGCTTATCTGTTCTACAGATTTGCGTAATAAATCCTTTTAATGTACAATAGTGGCTTAGTAAGTAAACGAAGGCAATAAATGGAATATTTTGTAGCTGCGGCATCAAGTGGGCCAGATCTTATCCACGTTGTCAATCTGATGTTGAAAAACGGTTGGAAACCGCAAGGTGGTGTTACTGTCGCAAAGGACCAAGGTGGTTCCGTTTACGCTCAAGCAATGATTAAGGAATCGAAATAAATGATTATCAACTCCGCTCCCAAGAATGAAGCTGTCATCTCCAACGTAGGAGAGATTGGCGAATTCCGTATTCAACAATCAGCTGAAGCTTTTGGCATTTTGTCCAGCGGCCTGTACGCTAACAAGATCCGCGCCGTTATCCGCGAACTGTCCTGCAATGCAGTTGACTCGCATCAATCCGCTGGTAAGATGGACACGCCGTTTGACGTGCATCTGCCCAATCAGCTGGAACCTTGGTTCTCCATCCGTGACTACGGCGTGGGCTTGGCCCATGCGCAAATCACAAAAATCTACACGACATACTTCATGTCCACAAAGGGCGAGTCCAACGACCAAATTGGTGGGTTGGGACTAGGCTCCAAGTCTCCATTCTCCTACACAGATAACTTCACTGTTACAACGTGCAAGGATGGCGTGAAGGGCATTTACACTGCGTTCATTAACGAAGTTGGTGTGCCAAGTATTGCTGCAATGGAAACGACTGAGACAACTGACCCCAACGGCGTTGAAGTTAAGTTCTCCGTCAATGACCGCTACGACTTTGGAAAGTTTGAGCAAGAAGCTCGCTACGTTTATCAAACGTTTACCCTGCGCCCTGTGATCAGCGGCGTGCGACACTTTGAATTCCACACCACTAAGTACCAAGAAAAAGACATTGTGCCTGGCGTGCACTACTTGAGCGGCGAACGTTCCCGTGCTGTAATGGGCAATGTGCCTTACCCAATTGACGTGCCTAACTCTGCTTCCAACTTGGGTGACCTCGCTGGCTTGCTGGGCTGCGGTTTGGAACTGCACTTTGCGATTGGTGAGATCAAGTTCCAAGCATCGCGTGAAGGCTTGTCCTACGTGCCAGAAACAATTGCGGCAATCAAGGCAAAGCTGGTAGCACTGAACGCTATCCTGGCAACTAAGGTTGCGGCAGAAGCAGACGCACTGACTTGCTTGTATGCACGTCAAGCGTATTTGAAAAACAAGCATGGTCAAGAACTGTTTACTGCGGCTGTGAGCAAGTACATGACGGATACAAAGTTTCCGCTGGTGGACTTGGCGGCCAGCTCAAGCCGTTACTTCCGCGAAAAGACATTTGAATTTGATGTGAAGGACTTGGAAAAGAAATACAACATCAAGATCAATGCGTTCACTAAGACGCACTATTACAACACCTGCTCTAACATTAAGGCTCGTGTTGAGTATGACCGTTCCCAGCCTGTGGCTCCCGGCGCTACACATCCTTCCAAGGAAATTTTTAACATTGTTGCACAACCTGACACGATGTTTGTTGAAAACGACTTGGTGGTTGGTGCTACTGAACGTGCAAAGCATCACTGGAAGACTGCTGTGACAATGCAACGTCACGCATCGCAGAATGTCTACGTACTGTCCAAAGTGGACAAGAAAAAGGACATGCTGGTTGCCAAGTTCCTGAAGGAAATGTATAACCCGCCCGCTGCTCAAGTGTTCAAGGCATCTGCACTGACCCAAAAGGCCCGTGCTGGTGGTGCAAAGGCTGGTGGACCAGTTACATTGCTGAAATTGGAAGATCGTGGTGGTAACAACCGTCACCGTTACAATGACAAGGTGTGGCGCGATGCTGGTGACTTGAACAAGCTGGACAAGAAGGCCACTCACTACTACATGCCAGTTTCTGGTTTTGTGACAAAATCCAAATTTTGCACGGGCAAGGCTCCGGGCACAGTGAGCATTGACATTGACATGAAGGATTTGATGGATTGGCTGCAACGTGCAAACATTCCAGGCACTGTGAACCATACCGTTTACGGTGTTCGCAAGGCGGACATTGATGCAGTGAAGGTAAAGAAGAACTGGGTCAATTTGGAAGACATGATTGTGGCCCAATTGACTAAGCTGGATGACAAGTTTTGGATGGGAATACTGCATTCAGAGCTTGACTCTTATTCGTTCTTGCGCTATAATCGTAGTGTAAAGGATGCAGTGTCCCCAGATAGTTTGTTTGTTAAAGTGTTTAATCACTTTGACGGTGTGACGCGAATCAACTCGCAAGTGCACTATTTGACCAAACTGTTGGCAACATACATGCCCAATGTGGCTAACCCACTTGATGACATGAAAAAGAAATTTGTAAGCGAATGTGGTGCCGTTTACAAAAAGTATCCCCTGTTGAAGCACCTAAATTCGAGCAGCGACCACGCTGCAATTGCAGAATACATTAACCTTATTGACGCAAAATGAAGAAATTGGACGAGCTTAATACTCGGGATTCTCCTACTGAAAAGGTAGATTTTGATAGCTTACCTCACGAACAACGGAAGGCAATTATTGAACAAATGCAAGTCGAAACGGAACAACTTAGAATTCGTATACAACAGAGCGCAGATGAGAATAAACGAAATAACCAGTCGTGATTCTTTTGATCGGCTTAAATACGATGCTGAGATATTCACACAATTAAACTTAGTGCTCAATGGAATTCAAATAGGCGCTGACTTAGAGATGCTATGCGAATCATACTTAACTATCAAACGACGTTTAATTGAGTTTGATCTAAGCGAAGATTCAGAATTGCTACAACATATTTTGGTCGTGAAAGCTGCGTTGGTTGCAGAAGGCGGATCAAGATACTTAACGGAAACGAAACAGATTGACTAATAAACAATCTTAATATATACTGCTACTATCAACAACTTTTTAAGGAAATTCAAAATGTCTTATCCCTTCATAATTCAAGGTAACAACATTGTTATCGTGATCGACAACAAGACCCATACCGTGTCCAAGACACACATTACCTACGCAAAGGTTCTGGAC